TGGACGGGGCGCGCGGAGTCGAACACCAATCTCTACGCACCCTTGGCGATCCTAAGCGACCGGCGCGAACCGCCCCCTCCGTTTTCACACGGCTGGGGTCGCAGGTTCGAAACCTGCAGCGCCCACTCCTCAGATGACCCCGAAGCCCCCGTAACCACGGGGGCTTTTTCATTTCCGGCGCCCTGCTCCACCGGCGCGGCCGGCCCGCCGCCCGGGGTTTGCCCGCCGCCTGCCCGACGCCAGGCGGCGTCCACGGCGGCCCGGGCGTCCTCGGCGACCATGTGCCCGTACAGGTCCACCGTCGTCCGGATGTTCGCGTGCCGGAGGATCTTCTGGACGTGCTGCATCGGCACGCCGAGTTCGAGGAGGATCGTCGCGGTGGAGTGGCGCAGGTCGTGGAACCGCATGGGCCGCGGCACGGCCTTTGGCCATAGCCGCATGCTGCAGGTCGGGCAGCGGCGCTCCGCCGCGTCCGGGTGCTCCCAGCTCGCCGGCGCGCGCCCCGCGCCCTTGCAGCGCCGGCAGACGTGCTCGTAGCCGAGGACCAGGCCCGCCCGACCGAGCGCGGTGCGGAGGGCCTTCTGGGGATCGGCCTCCTTCGTCCGCATCTTGCCGCCGCGGCCGGGGAAGACGAGCGAGCCGCCGCGGGCGAGGGCCGCCTCGAGGTATGGGACCAGCGGCGGCGGGATCGGGATCGTCGTCTCCTCGTCCGTCTTCGTCGTCTCCTGGTCGAACGAGCGGCGGACGTGCATCACGCGCCGGGTGAGGTCGACGTCCCACGGACGGAGCCCGAAGACCTCGCCCTTGCGAAGCGCCATGTAGACGCCGGCGGCGATCTCGCCACGCCAGTCCTTCGCCGCGTGCGAGAGGACGCGATCGATCTCGCCCGCGGACAGCGTGTGGTAGACCTTCCGGCCCACCTTGCGGCGCTCCACGCGCTCGACCGGGTTCTCGCCCACCCAAAGCGGCGGCTCCTCGTCCTTCGCGCGCTCGATCACGGTGAGCAGGATCGATCGGACCTTGTTCACGAGCGCGGGCGCGCCGCCGGCAGCTTCGATCTCGCGCAGCCGGTCGGCGATGGCCGACCGCGTCACCTTCGCGAGCGGCAGATCCCCGAGGGCGGTCGCCTTCACGTGCTTCCCGAGGCGGTACCGCTCGTCGTCGCGCGAGCGCGGCTTGCATCGGCTCTCGACCCACCACGAGCACAGCTCCCAGAACGTCGCCGAGGACTGGATGGGAAGCGGGTCGAGGCCGAGCTCCTGGCGCTCGACCTTGCGCTCGAGCTCGCCGGCGAGGCGCCGCGCCTCTGTCTTCGATTTGGCGGTGGTCCTTCGCTCCTGCCACTTCCCGCCGGCGTCGCGCCAGCGCACGTACCAGGTGGAGCCGCGCAGCCGGACGTGGGCCATGTCCTACCCCTTGAAGCCCGGCGGCCGCTCGCCGGCGATCCAGCGCCGGAGATCGTTCACCTGTCGCCTCGCCGAGTCGGTGACGTTCTCCTCCGACCGGAGCGGGCACTCGATGTCCTCGAGCCAGGCCCTGACGAGGTTCGGGTCGTTCCAGATCGCTTCCATCCGCGCCGGCGAGAAGAGGGAGGGGTCGTCGTCCTTGATCGCCGCGAGCTTCATCGCGTTGTGCAGCGCCACGTGCAGAGACCGGCCGACCACATCCCGGATCGCCTCGTCCTCGACGAGTCGATGAGCGGCTATCGCGCGGGCGAGTTCCTCGACGACGCTGGAGAGCTTCTCCGCGTACCAGGGCCCCATGTCCAGCCCTTCGGACTTCGGCATGGCCGCACCCATCCCGCGTCCAGAGTCCGGGGTCAAGACGGCCTGGAAGTCAGCGGGATCACGACAGCTCCCGGACGCTGCACCTCGCGGAGCGCCCGGATCGCGGCGGGGTCGAAGCGGAGGACCCCCAGGATCCGGATCGAGGGGAGCCGGCCTGCCGAGCTCTCGCGGTACACCCAGGAGCGGGAGAGCTTCAGGTACCGCGCGACGTCGGCCGCGGTCCACAGCTCGGCTTCCTGGTCGACGGTGGGCGGGGTGTTGTTCGGAGCGGCCATGGTGGTCCTCTACGCGGTGATGGACATCAGCTCTTCGCGCGCTCGGCCGTCCTCGCGGACCCAGATCCCCTCGGACGAGAGGAACCAGGTCCCGAGCGAGCCGGCAAGGAGCGCCTTCAGGATCGAGACGGCGATCGCCGTGGCGGCCTGCACCGGGACGGCGTTCCCGATGCGCTCGCCCCAGGAAGCCGAGGACCGCCCGGCGAGGCGCAGCGGCGCGCCGCGCACGGTGGCGGGCAGACCCTGGAGCGCGGCGCGGTCGAGGAGCGTCATCGGCCGGTGCCAGGTCCCGTCGGCCGCGACGATGACCGGGACGTGCTGGGGCGCGCGCCGCGGGTCGGCGATCGCGCACGCGCTGTTGTCGATCCGGCCGCCCGTCACGGTCGCGGCGGCCTCGTCCCACCGGAGGACGCCGTACGCGGTCGCCCGGGGGGTGCAGGTCGGGCGCGGATCGGCGACCGATCCGGGGCCGGTCCGGACGTTCGACGCGCCGCGCACCGTCGGGGAGGGATCCCCCCACGCGACGACGCCCAGCGCGCCGCGGTAGGGCTCGTGGTCGAGCGCGACCCGGGGGTCCGCGACGCTCGCCGGCGTGTTGGAGCGGGCGGGCGCCATCGACCCGGTGACCGCCGGCGCCGGCGACGCCCACGGGACGACGCCGAACGTCCCGCCCCGGCTGGTGTCACCTCGTCCGATCCGAGGGTCGGCGACGCACGGCGCGCCGGATCCGGGGCGCGTTGCGGCGATCACCGTCTTCGCCGGCTCCTCCCATCCCTGCACCGCGTACTTGTTCCGGTGGGCGTTCGGGTTGCAGTTCAGCCGCGGATCCGCCACCGCGAAGCCACCGTTCGTCCCGCTGCCGGCGACCGTGCGCGCCGGCTCGTCCCAGGGGCGGACGTCGTACTTCGCGAAGACCTCGCGGCGCGGCTGGCCCGGCTCGAGCGGCGTGGACAGGCGGGGGTCCGCGACCGCGGCGGTCCCGGTCGAGGTGCTCACGGAGGCCGTGCCGTTCACGGCGCGCGTCGGCTCGTCCCAGGCCCCGACCGCCATGTGGCCCGGCCGCCCTTTGAACGCCTCCGCGTTCGCCCCGGTCTGCGCGAGAAGCGCCTCGGGAATCGAGGAGGGGAGGTCGCGCCAGTCGCCGCCCGCGGGGATGAGGGCGAGCCGGACCCAGTTCAGCCACGAGATCTTCGGGAGGCGGTGGAGCTCGCCGGCGGAGGCGTCCTCGGGAAGCGGGAGCTGGCCCAGGACCTCGCCGCAGCCCTTCACGCGCTGGAGCGGCGGGCGGTAGATGAAGGCCGGGACGTCCGCCGGCCGGCGGGCGACGAGGAGGAACCGGCGGCGGTGCTGGCCGAGCCCCCCGATCTCGCCGCAGTCGTGGGTCCCCTCGTGGAAGACGTACCCGTAGCGCGCGAGGAGGTCGCGGGCCTGGCGCAGGATCTCCGCGCCGCGGCTCATGATCCCGGGGACGTTCTCGATGATGATCGCCGGCGGCGGCTCGTCCCAGGTCTCGCAGATGAGGAAGAGGCCCTGGAGCACGAGCCGGTTCAGCGCCTGGTAGTGCTCGCGCTCGGCGCTCTTCGTCGGCAGGAGGCGGCTGTACCCCTTGCACGGCGGCGAGCTGAAGACGCAGTCCGGACGGCGCTCGCCGGCGAACGCGCGCAGCTCCGCCGGCGTGAGGGTCGAGAGGTCCGCGCAGAGCGACGGCCCGTCGGAGAGCAGCTCGAAGTCGGCGCAGGCCTCGGCGTCGAGGTCGATCCCGCCGAGGTTCACGAAGCGGGCGCGGTCGCGGCCGAGCTGGGCCATCGCCTCGAGGAAGCCGCGCGCGCCCGCTCCGAGGCCGCAGAAGGGAAAGAGGACGGTGAAGTCGCGGGTGGCGGTCAAGCTGCGCTCCTCGGGCGATCGGCGGCGCGGAGCGCCCGCACGTCGCGGTAGTACGCGCGCTGGAAGGCGCGGAAGCAGGGGTACCCCGCCTCGCCGCGGCGGGGCTGCCGGCCGGCGAAGCAGTAGCGGGCGCCCGACGTCGGCTCCTCGCAGAAGACGCAGCGCCCGGGCAGCGCGCAGGCCTTCGCCGCCTCGAGGCCGTCGGGGTGGGGGAACGCGGGCGCCACCGGCCTACCCCGCCGCCTCGACCCGGGCGCGCGCCTTCGCCTGCGCCGCCTTCAGCGCGGCGAGCTCCTCCTCGACGACGGCGACGCGGCGGTCGATCGCGGCGTCGAGTGCGTCCCGGCGCTGGATGAGGTCGTCGAAGGGGATCTCGTCCAGGTCGTCGCCGGCGACGGGGCGCCGCGGCGGCGCGGGCGGCAGCTTCGTGACCTTCGCCGGCGCCGGCGAGCTCGGGGCGGTGGTCCTCTTCGCCGCCGCGACGCGCGCCTCGCACGCCCTGCGGTCGCCGCAGCAGCCGGTCGAGTTGTCGGACCGCAGGGTCTTCCTGCACTTCGAGCACAGCTTCGGGGGCATCGTGGTCTCCTTCGCTTGTGAGGGTCTGGGCGGCCGCTCGCCGGCCGCGTAGCGCGCGGGGTTGCAGTAGCCGCTCCACCCCGACGTGTTGTTCTTCCGGAGGCTCCGACCGCATCCGCAGCGGCAGGTCGCCTCCGTCATCACCGCGGTGTGCGCCGCCGTCTGGCGCGGCGCTGCGAGGCGAGCGGCCGATGCATCCGTGCCACCCGTCAGGCCCTGGTGCCCGCCGACGATTCCGACCACCGCGCGCGGCGCCGGGGCGGCGGGAGGGTCGGGGAGGGGGGTGCCACCGCGGAGCAGCCGCAGCGCGTCCTTCGTCCGCTCCTCGAGCGTCGAGCCCTTCGCCAGGGGCGCCACCAGGACGACGTCGGCGCGCTTGAACCCGAGTGCGCGGAGCGCAGCCTCGAGGTCGGCGGGGGACGCCGGCGTGGAAGGGGTGCCGCCCTGCTGCGCCGGGGCGGCCGCGGCTGCCGGGGAGCCAGGTCCGGCCCGGCTCGGCTCGCTGGGGGAAGGCGTCGGCGAGATGTCCCGCGCGGGTTGTTCCTCTTCCTCGACCACAACTTGAGGCGTCGGCGCGGGGGCGCGCGCGGCGGGCGGCGGCCCGAAGGTGATGGGCTTCCGCGGCGGCGTCGCGCTCGCCGGCGGCCCGCCGATCGGCACGTCAGGCACCTCGCCCGACCACAGGCGCGTCGAGACCTCGGTCCGCTTCGTCTCGGGGAGCACCTTCCCCGGCGAGCAGCTCGGGCACGGCCCCGTCGCCTCGGGCCCGATGTAGGCGCGCCCGCACGCGTCGCACACCGAGGTCGGGACCTTGAGGGCTCGAAGGTCCGCGGCGACGGCGTCGCCCGTCACGCACCCGCCCACCGCGCAGTGCTCGTAGACGAACGGGCCCGCGCGCATCTTGCCCTTGGCGTCCTCGACGACGCGCCGCTCGAGCTGTCGCCGGCGGCAGGCCCGCGCCGAGAGGCGGCCGAAGCGATCGCAGGCGACGAGGTCGTCGACGGGGGACATGGCTCAGGCGCGCCTCTTCCTCGCGCTCTCGCTTCGCTCGATCTCGCGCAGCGCCGTCCGCAGGATCTCGTCGGCGCAGGCGGAGAAGCTGCGCGGGTACCGGCCGGAAGCGGCGAGGGCCAGGATCCGGTCCATCACCCACCGCGTCGTCGGAACGGAGATCACCACCTCGTCGTCGGCGGGCAGCGGCCTGCTCTTGGGCCTCATCGCGTACCCCCTCCCGGGGCAGCGGGGGGCGCGGAGGGCCCTTCGCAGTCGGGGCAGGGCTCGCCCGATGGCGCCGCGATCCCGGGTTCGATCTGGTCGTAGGTCGTCACCCAGCCGGTGTCGCCGCACGTCTTGCACCGCGGACCTCCGTCGGAGGTCGCGGGGGCCGACCCGGTCCCCTTGGGCTCGGACAGCGCCGCCCGAGTGCGATCCGCCCGGAGGTGGGCGAGGTGGTTCACCAGGGCGGCGCGCTCGTGCGGCGTGACCTCGTGCGATCCGCAGAATTCGTCGAACGTCATGGGGCGACTCCAGTAGGCGCCACCGCGACCGGGCCGCTGGCCCGGACCGAGCGCTTCAGGCTCGCGGGCGTCGGCGCGCCGGCCCGGCGGATCGCCGGCGCGGTGCCGAGGGAGGGGATGCGGTTGCAGGTGAACCGGAGCTCGCCGGGGGAGAACGAGACCGTCCGCACCCCGAGCACGTCGCAGGCCTTCATCGCCGCGGCCGCGGCGGGCAGGGCGTAGGCGCCGGGGTCGAGCCGCGCGGCGCGGGCGGCGAGCGAGTCGACGGCGGCGCGGAGCCGGCGCGCGTCGTCCAGCGCGGGGCGCTCCGGGGCCGGCGAGCAGGCGGCCACGGCGAGGAACCCGATGAAAACGGCGGCGATCAGGGCGGACCCGCACCGGCCGCACGCGATCTGCTTCGGCCAGCGCGGCCGAGGCGTTTGCACCCGGGTGACGGCGCTGCGCTTCCGCCACTCGACGTGTCCGCAGGCGAGGTCGAAGTAGACGCGGCCTTCGTAGGCGCGCACCTCCCGCACGCCGCGGAGCGGTCCGCGGGGCTTCTGCCCAGGCGCGCGGCTCACGGTCGAACCTCCTGGACGTCGCAGGCCGCGCCCCACTGGACGATGCGCTCCCCGGGCTCGACGTGGGCCTGCTCCCCGTTCGCCGTCGTCCGGTCCTGCCGCGACCCGTCGGCGCGCTCGACCGTGTAGTAGAGCGTCGGCACCGTCCGGAACCGCGGCGGGGCCGGCAGCAGGCACGTCATCGGAGACTCGCGAGGGGACCGGCCTCCCGCGTCGTCGCAGGCGGAACGCCAGGAACGCTCCCACCGGGCGCGCTCGGCGATCTGGCCCGCGATGATGGCCGCGACTCCGACCGCGACGAACGCGGCCAGGATGAGCGTGCGGATCATCGGAGCCTCCGGGCGAGGTCGCAGAGGTCCTCCATCAGGTCCAGCGTCTCGTCCGCCTGGCGCTGGCGCTGGTGGTCCCGCACGACGCGCGCCGTCGAGGAGCCATCGCCGTAGTTCCCCAGTGTGACGGCGTCCCACGCGAGGGCGATCGGGACCTTCAACGCGGTGGTCGCGCAGCGTCTCAGGAAGCGCTTCATCGCCCCTCCGTTGCGGCCAGCGCCGCGGCGACGTCCTCGGAGACGCGCCAGTAGCCGAGGGCGCCCCGGCACGGGATCGGCTCGACGAGCTCGTGGCGCTCGACGAAGACCAGGCCCCACCGCCCGAACGTCCACTTCGACCGGAGCACCTGGTCGACCTGCGCCTGGGCGAGCTCGCCGACCACCTGGACGGCGCGGAGCGTGTCGCAGGTGTCGTCCGTGGGCTCGACCTCGACGGCGCCGGCGAGGATCGCGGTGCCCACGATGGCGCCGCGCGGCGCGGCCGCGGTGAGCCCGGCGACCTCGGCGGAGACGAGCTCGCGCGCGAAGCCCACCGCGTCGTCGGCCCACCCGCGGCTCGCGTGGAGGGCGATCCGCTGCCCGAGGGCCTTCGCCCACGGGCGCTGGTCGCGGTTCTCGACGTCCTTGAACCCCTTCAGGAGCAGCCACACCCACGGCTGCAGGAAGCTGAGGGCGAGCATCACGCGCCTCCCGTGAAGAACTCGGCGCTTGCCCGCAGCTCGCCGCGCCCCTCCACCAGCTCGAGCGCGCGGAGCCGGCCGAGGTACGTCGAGAACGTGCCGGAGACGTGGCTGATCTGGGCGGCCTGGCCGAGCTGCTCGTTCGTGAGGGCGTTCGGGTAGGCCTCGACGAGGGTCCGCAGCATGCGCGCGGCGCCGCCGCCGAGCTCGTGGATCCAGTACTCGGCGAGCGCCATGCCCTCGGGCAGGGGGTCGTACGCCCCGAGGGCCGCCAGGCCGGCGTCGGTGATCTTCAGGTGGCCGCGGCCGTCGACCCAGCCCTGCGACCGGGCGCGGCCGAGGTAGGTGGAGAACGTCCCGGAGCGGGAGGAGACGCCAGCGCGGACCCCGAGCTGCGCGTTCGTGAGGCCCTGGGGGCGCTGGGCGAGGGCGATGAGCATGCGGCGCAGGCCGGAGTTGCCCACCGCGGCGTCGCCGGCGCCCTCGGCCAGCCGCTCGGGGGCGGCGCGGGCGGGGATCGGCGCCGGGATCGGGCGGCGCGTCGGCGGGGCCACCGCCGCGGCCGAGCGCGGGAAGGGGACGAACGGCGCCGCCGGGCGCGGCGCGGGGGGCGGCTCGCCGGGGCGGGCGGCGCGCTCGATCTCGTGCCGGAGCTCCGCCGCGCTCATGGTCAGCCGGGAGGCGATGCCCTCGGCGCGCTCGACCAGCTTCACGAGGCGGTCGACCTGCGCGTCCTTCAGGACCGGGACCTCGACCCGCTTCTCCTTCGCCGGCGCCGGAGCGGCGGCCGCCGGCTTCTTGGCGAGCTCGCGCTCCAGCTCGACGATGCGCCTCCGGAGCGCCTTCGGGTCGTCCTTCTCGGCCGAGGCGACGACCTCGGCCAGGTCGCTGCGCAGCGCGGCGACGTCCATCGGGGTGAGCTTCCCGGCCGCGGCCGCCGCCCGCCCGACCTGGGGGGTCGCCGAGGCGTCGAACGTGGTCTTCCGGCCGAGGTGGATCCGGCTGAACGTCCGGAGCCAGGACGGGCTCCACAGGTACGCCTCGCCCACCGCCAGCCCGGGCAGCTCGCCGACCAGCTTCCGGTCCGCGTTCGCCTCCTTCACCCACCCCTCGAGCGCCTTCCGCTCGTGCTCCCCGTTCACCTGGAGGACGACGAGGCACTCGGTCTGGGAGAGGACCTCCTTGTTCACGGACTGCGGGCGCTGCGTGATCATCGTGCAGCCGATCCCGTAGTTCCGGCCCAGGCGGACGATGTCCTCGAACGCGCCGAGCATCTGGCGCTCGTCAGCCTCCGGAACCTGCGGGACGAGCTTCTGCGCCTCCTCGAGGAAGAGGTGCATCGGCGAGCGCTGAGCCTTCTTGCGGTGGAAGAGCTCCTCGGCGAAGGCCGCGGCGAACCGCTTCCGCTCGCCCTTCCGGAAGCCCGAGACGTCGAGGACGACGGAGGCCCGCTTCTCGACGACGAGCTGGGCGATCCGCGGCCCGGCCTCCGGCGTGAGCGGCAGGTCGCCATGCTCCCCGCCGAAGACGTAGATGTCCTTCCCGCCGGCGGGGCGGCCGTCAGCACCGAGGCGGAGCGAGAACCAGTTCCCGACGGGGTCGATGGCGACGACCTGGGCGCCGGCGTCGAGCATCTGCTCGGCGAGGAGCTGGGCGCCGTAGGTCTTCCCGCCGCCCTTGCGCGCGATGAACGCCAGGGTCTGGGTGACCGCGTCGAGCGGCAGGGCGAGGTCCTTGGCGATGCGGAGCTGCTTCGGCACGTTCACCTCCTCGAGGTGGATGACGGCGGCTTCAGGGGGCACGGGGCGGCTCCTCGCGGACGACGATGAGGACCGGGACGCCGGGGTTGCTGCGGCAGGCCTTGCACTGGGAGATCGAGCGGAGCTTCCGGCCGACCCGCCGGAGCCCGAAGGCCTTCAGCGGCTTCGTGAGGCCGCACTTCGTGCAGATCTGGGTGATGAAGACCTCCTCGCCGTCCTCCGTGAAGAGGCGGCAGGGGATCGGCTGCGCGGCGGCGCGCCGGGGCGCGGTCGTGCTGGACGCGGCGAGCTGCGTCATGGCGCGCGCCTCCCGGGCCCGGCTCTCCGGAGGTCCGCCTCCGCTGCCTTCCTCGCTGCCCGCTCGTCCTCGAGCACACGGACGACGCCGCACACGCGCGCCTCGGAGGAGGCGAGCTTTGCGCGGAGGGCCCCGACCTCGGCGTCGACGCGGCTCAGCTCCGCCTCGTTGGCGAGCCTGCACTCTCGTTCGGTCCGGACCTGGGCCTCGGCGGTGGCGAGCGCACCGCGGGCCTCCTCCAGCATCCGCTCCAGGGAACGAACGAGGGCGACGGTGCGCGCACCTTCGACGCGCGCGTCGTTCGCCTCGTCGCGCGCGCGGCGGCGGCCCTGGCTCGCGTCCTCGAAGGCCCTCGCCATCGTCTCCTCGCGGGTGATCGCCGCCTGCGCCTCATTCCGAGCGGCGGCGAGGGCGGCGAAGACGAGCCGCGTCGCCCACGCAGGCGGGCGGATCCCCTCGTTGGCGAGCGCCTCCCAGTGCGCGAGCTGCTCGGGCGTGGGCGACGCGCCCGGGGCCCCGACCGTGTCCTTCTCGACGGCCCCCCTCGCAGCCTCTCGGGCGTTCTCGACGATCCGCCCGATCTCCTCCAGTGGCCTCCGGTGAGGAGGCACCAGAGGCACGGTCCCGACGTCGGTGGGCATCGGGCCGGTCATCAGCGCGACGGCGACCGGGGCCAGCCGCGCGTCCTCGCGCGCCGGGTCCTGGGCCAGCGGCGCGACGTCCGGATGGGAGGCGACCAGGTCGACGAGCGCGGGCACGGCGTCGAGCAGCCGGCGCACGTCGCGCCCGGGCAGCCCGCCCTGCTCCAGCCACGCGAGGCCGAGCCGCTTCAGATCGGCGAGTTCTCCGGGCTTCGTGGGGTCGAGCGTCGCCATCACCGCACCTCCTGCGCCCATCGGATGAGCAGGTCCTCGTGGTGGAAGACCGGCACCTCGTACGACCGCGCCAGCTCGACCTCGCGGTCCGCGCCGGTCGAGGGGCCCGGCAGCCGGAGGAGCGCGTCGCAGCGTCGGAGCCAGGCAAAGTCCAGCTCCATCCACTCCTCGTAGGCGCGGGGACGCACGAGGTGGAGGTGGTGCGAGAGGTGCGGGACGTAGGGCCACAGCCCGGCGTCGAGGAGGCGGTTCCCGGCCTGGACCGCGCGCGCGACGTTCAGCTCGACGAGCTCGGCGTCGGGGGCGGTGTAGGGGCCGGCGACGTAGACGTGCTTCACCGGGCGCCTCCCGCGAGCGCGCGCACTTGGTCGGCGAGCGCGGGGCGCGGCCGCGCGCGCACCGCCTGGACGAGCCGCTCGCAGGTCGCGAGGTCCATGCGCGAGATGTGCGCAGCCTCGCGCGAGAGCCCGAGCACCTCCGCCATCCACCGGTACGCCGCCCTCCGCTTCATCAGCCCGGACTTCCACAACTCGTCGAAGGCCTCGTGCGCCCGGATCCGGGCGGCCTTGGTCTCCGCGTTCGCCGGCGTCCCCAGGGGCTCGCCGGTCCCCTGGTGCGCTCCGTGCGTCCCCTGGCACGCGGGCCAGCGCGAGCAGCCGTAGAACTTCCGGTTCAGCTTCGCGGTGAAGCGGAGCACCATCGGCGCGCCGCAGTCGGCGCACATGGGGGCCGGTCTACCCATGGCGGGCCTCCGCGGCGGCGTCCGGGATGAGCATCCGCCGCGGCAACTCGCGGACGCGAAGGCGCTCGGGCCACTCGGCGGGGTCCGACCCCTTCCGGTCGGTGAGCCCCATCCGCCACGCCCAGACCTCGCCGTTGGGCGACCGGTCCGCCGCAGTGAGCCGCTCCGGGTGGGCCATCAGCTCGGCCGGAGCGGTCCGCTCCTCGCTCACCACGTACGCCCCGAGCTGCTTCACGAACGGATTGCAGCGCGCGGCGCGGCACCGCTCGATGAGCCTCTCGATCCACTCCAGGGCGCACGGGCGAGCGCCCGGGCCGCTCTCTCCGCCGATCGCCGCCACGTCGATGCCGCTGAGGTCGACGTCGCCCAGGTCCTCGAGGAGCGGCTCGAACGACACCATGTGGCCGGCCGCGGGGATGTCCCGGAGCACCTCGATGTCGCCGCGGCGGGCGCGCGTCCCGACGGAGACCCCGAGCGTCACGTGGTCGGGGTTCTTCGCGTACCACTCGGACGCCCGGGCCTTGAAGAAGGCGCGCATCCTCGCGGCTCGCTTCGTCAGGATGACGTAGCGGTGCTGGCGGGCCAGCATCATCACCATGAGGACGTCCCAGATGTACGCGTCGGGGAACGCGTCGTGGAAGAGGTCCGACATCGAGTTGACGAAGATGGTCCGCGGCTTGCGCCAGTGGAGCGGGAGGTCGAGGGCGTCGGGCACTAGGCGCGGATCGAAGCCCTGCTCGTAGGCGTGGCCGGGGATCCCGCGCCACCGCTCGGCGAAGGTGCGGGCGTAGCACCTCGCGCACTCAGGAGCGCACGGGGTGCATCCGCGCGTCGGGTTCCAGCTCGCCCCGCCGGAGAGCCACTCGATCGAGCTGGTCGCGCTCACAGGAGCCCCCGATCCCGCGCCCACCAGGTCGCGACGATGACCGTGCCCTCGGCGCCCTTCTCCGCGTCCGCGTCGATGTCGCCGCCCTTCTCGATCGCGGACTTCGGAAGCCAGTACTCGACGCCGTCGATCTCGAGGAGCAGGGCCTTGTCGCCGTTGTGCTTCACCAGGTCGACCTCTAGCTCCGTGGTCTCTTCGTCGCTGAGGGCCATCGCGCGCTCCTAGAACTCGCCGTGGGGCGCGGGGGCGACGGGCGCGACCTCGCCGCTCGCCGCGGCGGGCTGGGGATCGGCGTCGGAGACGCCCTCGACCACCAGGTTGGCGGGGTCGTCGTCGCCCGGGAGGTCGGGCAGCTCCTGCTCGTCCCCCACGCCCTCGGTCTCCGGGAGCGGGTCGGCCGGCGACGTGGCGGCGGCCGCGGGGGCCGGATCGGGCGTGCCCGGGGGCGGAAGCGCCAGCGGGCCGCTGCGGTACCCGGAGAACGAGAGGAACTGCTCGATGCCGCGCCGGATCGCCGTCTCGGTCGTCGGCGTGCAGCAGAACACCGCGGCGCCGTTGTACCGCTGCACCAGCGCCGGGTGCTCGAGGTCGAGCCCGACCACCTTCTGCGTGGCGGCATCGCGCTTCAGGCCCGGGACCGTCACCTGGACCATGTCCTGCCCGAGCCACCTCACGTCCTCCACGAACCCGGGGATCTGCCGGTGCCCGAACAGCTCGAGGCAGGCCCACGTTCCCTTCGTCGCCTTCTCCGTCGCCGCGTTCTCCATCCCGTCCTCCTCCTGCTCGTGAACGGCCGCGCCCGGCCCGAACCCACCCAACCCGCACCACTCGGCGAGCCGGACGCGGCCAACCTCGTCAGCCCAGCAACCCGGGCACCCACCTCTTGAACTCGCGCGGGAAGCCCCACGCGCCCTGGCGCGCGACGCGATCCCCGAATCGAATGAGGAGCGCGGCGTGCAGCACCTGGAGCGCTCCGAATCCGTTGTCGGAGTGGATGTCGTGCCAGGCGACGTCCCAGCGCGCCCCGCGGGGCGGCTCCCAGGTCAGGGCGTCGTCGAGGTGCAGAGTGACGCGCGGGTCCGCGGCGAACTCCACGCCGACCGTCCGCATGATCCCCTCGTCGATCTCGATGACGTCGACGTGCTCCACCCGCGGGGACGCGAGGAGCCCGCGCACGACGCAGCCCAGGCCGAGGCCGGTGACGAGCACGCGGCCGCGGGCGTTGAGCCAGATCGGGAGGTGCCGCCGAAGCTCGACCGCACCGTCCTCCATCACCACGTCCCCGCCGACATGCACGTTCGCGTCGGAGAACCGGCGAAGCGCGGTGATCTCCGGCCAGACGTGAGTCCCGAACCAGGCTATCCGCGGGCCGCCCTCGGCAGGCGCCTGCTGCCGGAGGATCTGCCACCGCCCGAACCGCTGGGAGGGGAGCTTCGCCGGAACGCGCGCCGCCTCGAGGAGCGCTAGGGTTTCGGTCCTCATGGCTTGCGCCCTCCGAGGGCAGCGCCGAGCGCCGCCGGCGCGTCGAGGACCATCGCCAGCGCCATCGTCATCGGCAGGGTGTTCCCGGAGTGCTTCTGGTCGATCGCGTGCTGGAGCGCGCGGAGCGAGCGCGGCGACAGCCGCCGGTACGTCTCGGCGAGGACGGGGAAGTACTCCTGGGGGTCCCACGCGTCCCGCTTGCCCGCGGCCGCGGAGCCCTCGCAGGCGCGTCGGTCGGCCGACTGGGTGGCGATGCAGGCCCAGGGGCGGAAGTCGTAGATCCGGCAGCGCCGGTCGAAGGAGAGGAGCGGACAGGGGAAGGTGCCGAGCTCGGCCACGAGGCGGCCGGCCGCGACCCGGGCCGAGACGTCCTCGAGCTGCCGGAACACGACGCCGGCGACGTCGCGTGCGAGCTCGGGCGTCAGGTCGATCAGCTCGACGATCGCGGCCGCGTCCGACGGCGTGACGTGCGCCATGTCGTGCGTGCAGCAGCACGCGGACGTGCACCGCCCGCAGTCGACCGTGAGGGGGAGGGCGCGGCGCGCCTGCTCCGTGGCCCGCTCGAAGTCGTCGCGGACCTCGAGATAGGCCAGGGTGGGAGCGGACCGCGGGGGCAGGGGAGCACGGGGAGTGCCTGACCCTGCCCCCGGGTCCTTCCGCGCCGCCGCCGGGGGGTGCGACGATGCGGATCCTGCGAAAACTGCGCGGCTGCTCATGGCTCCTCCAGGCGCGCGAGCTGCGCGCGGAGGTCGGCGGCGCGCCGGAGCTGCGCGTCCACCTGGTGGGTGCTCCAGCCGCCGTTGCGGGACTCGGCCGCCCATCGCTCGAGGAGCGCGGCCTCGTCCTGGAGCGTCTTGACGAGCTCGGTGACGACGCGGGCGACGTCGTTCCAGGACTTCTCCGCCTCGCGCTCGAGCTCCTTGGCCCGGACCTCCGAGATCGCGGCGTCCGCGGCGACCTTGCAGCTCGCGTGGCGCACGAGGGCGCGGCCGATCTTCTTCGGGAGCCGCGCCGTGCTGATCGCCACGGCGGGCGGGACCTGGTCAGGCACCGGACACCTCCACGGACGTGCGCATCGGCGGCAGCTCCTCCTTGAACCTGGCGGCGGCGTCCTCGGCGAACGCGTCGAGGTCGCGGAGCACCTCGTCGTCGCCGGCGTCGAGGATGACGGTCCGGAGCCCGAGGCTGATGGCGGTCGCCGCCGCGTAGACGGCCATCACGGCCGCCCGCGAGTCGCTGCCGGCGGTGGCGGTCGTGATGCCCTGGGAGCCCATGAGCCGGGCGAGCTCGTACACCTCTTCGGCGGGGCCCTCGCGGCGGGGGTCACCCACGGCGGACCTCCCGCGCGAGGAAGCGCTTCGCCGCGGCGATGACCTTCGGCGGGTGGGCCGTGCAGATGAGGTGCGCCGGGTCCGCCCACGCGCAGCCCTCGCCGAAGCCGCCCACGCAGGCGTCGTCCTGGGTGCAGCCGCAGAGCATGCAGACGCCGCCCCCCTCGGCGAGGGCGAGCGCGAGGACCGTCGAGCAGACGCCGCACGAGCAGCCCGGAACGTGGTCCTTGATCGGGATGGTTCCGTCCTCGCGCCAGGTCGAGACGAGGTCGATCGCGGCCTCGTAGAAGAGGGGCGCCTGCGCGGCGACGCGGGCGCGCTCGAACGCGGCGCTGCCCTCCAGCCCCGACGCCGCGCCGAAGTCGGCGAGCATCGTGCGTCCCTGGCTTTCGCCGGCGAGGACGATCCCAAGCCGGCCTGGCCTGAAGATCCACCGTTCGCCGTCGCCGAGGACCACCGCCAGGTTCTTCTTCCGCGCGGGCCTACCCATGATCCACCTCCTGGAGCGCCTTCTCGACCTTCTGGTACGCGGAGCGCGCGGCGACGTAGTGCCGGTCCGGCATCACGCCGCTGAGCGAGAAGAGGATCGCGGCGAGCTCGGCGCGCTCGAGCTTCACGCGGACGGGGCCCGCCGGCGCCGCGGCAGTGGCGGGCGAGGGGCTTGCGGCAGCGGGCTGCCGGGCGCCGGCGGGGACCGTCACGACCGCACCTGGAGTCCGAGCGCGCCGCCGATGGCCTCGCGGAGCTTAGAGTTGATGAGCGTGTCGACCTGCTCCCTGATCGCCTCCTTCGCGCGCTTCAGCTCGGCCCCGACCTCGTTCCCGAGCGCCTTCGACACCGCCTCCTCGACCATCTTCTGGACGGGCGTCTTCCGGTCGTAGCTGTCGTGCCTGTCGAGCTGGCTCGAGATCGCCTTGCTCACGCGCTGCCGCAGCGTCAGCTTCTCGCCGTTCGGGTTGCCGTAGCCGTCGGTCGGCTGCCAGCCCTCCGCCATCACAGCGGAGACCTCGGCCGCGATCCGCTCCCGCGTGAGGTCGAGGACGGCGGCGTCGATGGCCTCCTTGATCGCGCCGCGGACCGCGTCGTTGATCCGCTCCTGCGCGTCCTCCCGGACGGCAGCGGCGACCTGGTCGACGAGCTGCTGGACGCCGTAGCCCGTCAGCTTGATCTCGACGGTGGCGCTCACGACCGCTTCTCCCCGCGGTTCGGGGCGGGCAGCGCCTTCGGGCCGCGCGGCGTGACGTCGATCTCCTGGGCCCGCGCCTTCACCTTGCCCGTGAGGGCGCCGTCGCCGGCGTTCTCGAGGATCACGTTGGCCCCGCCGATCTCGAGCCAGTCGCGGAGGGCGACGTCCTTGCCCTCGGCCTCGAACTTCGCCTTCCCGAGCCGGCGGGAGATCCCGTTCGTCGCGGTGAAGAAGACGGAGAACCCCGAGCCGCTGCCCGGCTCGACGCAGTAGGTCCCGAGCGGCGTGACCGCCACCAGGTTGTCGCCCTTCTTCTTCCACTCGAGGGGCGGCGGCGCGGGCTTCTTCCCGTCGGCCTTGCCGTCCGCCTTCGCCTCGGGCTTCTTCCCGTCCTTCGGCGTGGTGAGCGGAAGCTGGGGCTGGGCGTGCTGACGGCCCTCGATGAGGTCGAGCAGCTCGTCCCGCCTCCCCTCCTTCTTCTCGATCAGGCCCTTCAGCCGCTTGGCCTCGGCCTTCTTCTCGTCCTTCAGCTTCGCGATGTCCCGCTCGACCTTGACGAGGTCGTTCGAGTACTCCTGCGCCAGCTCGGGGTTGGGCTTCATGGGGTCTCCGTGGTGTTGGGGGTGGTGGTGCGGCGCTCGCGCTCGGCGAGCATCGCGTCGGCGATCTCGTAGGCGTTGACCGCGACGATCTCCTTGGGCGGGTACCCGGCCTTGAGCGCGTCGGCGTCGCACCAGTGGGGCGCGCTGGCGAGGATCCCCTGCATCGCCATCGCGGCGAGGCGGTCCCGCTGGCGCAGCGGGTGCTCGCCGCACCAGTCGTCGGGGCTCACGGGAGGCCACCACGCGACCGGGCCACCGGCGAGGCTCTGCTCGGCCGAGATGTAGCGCTTCGGTTCGCGCCGGCACTGAAAGTCGCGCGACCCTCCGTCCTCGTTCGTGGAGTAGTCGAAGAACGGGCACGTCTTGCAGGTCGCGTCAGGCACGGGAGGCCTCCTCGGCCGCGACGGGCGGCGTCAGCTCGTCGACCGCGGCCCGGAGCCGCGCGAGCAGCTCGTCGGCGTGGTGGATCGCGAGCCGGATCGCGTCGTTCCTCGTGCGGCTGACGGGATCCACGATGACCTCGTGCGTGGTGTGGCCCGCGCACTTGGTGCACCCCTCGCAGTTCGCGAGGTCGCGGCTCCCGTGGATCACGTGGTGGACGAGCGACTTCTCGACCCGGAACACCGTGTCGCCCTCGTCGGTCCAGCCGAGGTGAGCCACGATCCGGGCGCGGAAGTCCTCCCCGCTCCCGTCGGGAAGCGCGAGCGTGCGGCTCTCGCTCCAGACCCGCAGCAGATCGCCCTTAGGCACGGCCCACCTCCCGGACGCCGGCGATCTCTGCCGCGGCGATGTTCATCCCGTCCCGGAAGTGCTGCAGGTAGGCGGGGACGACCTCGAGGCGGGCGCCTGCCGTCACGCCGGCGAACCCCATGGCGGCGGACATCACGTCGTCGACATCGTGGCCGGCGTCGATGAGCTTCTGCAGCGCGCGAACGACCGCGGTGACGACCGCGTCCTCGCGCCCGTCGGCGACGACCTTCACGGCCTCACCTCCGCCAGCGCGGCGCTGTCCCGCGCGAGGATCGCTCGCGCGACGGCGCGAAGCAGACGCTCGTCGAGCGTGCAGAGGAGATCGTCGATCTTCGCCTTGCCGCGTCCGTTCCACAGGTCGAACGCGACCTGGAGGATGAGGTGCTCGCCCGAGGAGAGCGGCGAACCCTTGTCGATGTACTGGCACGCGAGGCGGGTGGGGCCCTCGGGCGTCCAGAGGCCGCGGTCGAGGCGTGGGTCCCGGCTCGCGAGGTGCGCGGCCTCGAGCAGATCCAGGATCGCGGCGCACCGAGCGCGCTCGCTACGCCACATGGGACACCTCCGCCGGCATGTCCATCCGGAACCCGCCGCCGAGCACCGCGTTGAGGACGGAGAGGCACGCCTCGATCTCGTGGGACGCGAGCTCGCGGCGGCGCGCCTCGTCGGTCAGCCCGACGCGGAAGACCATAGACCCGTGCCGCGGTCCGTAGCCGTAGGCGTGGTCCTCGCGCTGGTCGTACCAGCGGTCGTAGTCCTTCGTGCCGAAGTACTCCTTCTGGAGGCGGCCGCCGCCCGCCGCGATCTCGCTCATGGCATCGCGCACGGCATCGCCACGCTGGCCCGAGTTGCAGGCGCCCTCCTGCCAGATCAGCTTCCTCGCGAGATCGAAGACGTCGGGCGGGACGCCCCGGCGCGCCGCCTCGAGCGCGATCTCGGCCTTCTTCTGCTCCCCCTCGATCCGGGCGAGCTCGGCGCGGTTGCGGAGGACCTCCTGGGATTTCTCGGTGGCGAGCTGGTCGATGTGCTGCACGAGCAGCGCCATGGTGGTCGGGAGAGCCATGGCTAGGCCGCCTCCGCGGGCGCCGGGTCGGCCACCACGCCGTCGCTGATGACGATCCCCGTGCCGCCGCCGTCGGAGACGATCTCCAGCAGCACCTGGAAGTCGTGCTTCGCCGCGACCTCCTCGACGAGCTTCATGGACTTGGCGTCGAGCAGCGAGGCGTCCCGGATCGTCATCACCCGCAGCTTCGGGTTCGCCGCCATCCCGATCGCGAGGGAGACGCGGAGCTGCTCCGACGCGCTGGCCTGCTCGATCGGGAGCCCGTTGAGGAGCACGCCGGCGTCGTTGAACGACAGGCCGTCCACCGGGAACGCCGCCTCGGCGAGGGCCTTCGCCTTCTGCTCGTCGATCCCGTCGATCTCGTCCGAGAGCTTCTTCGCGGCCGCCTCCGCCTGCGCGAGCTCGGCGGCGAGGGCCTTGCGCTGCTTCCTCGCCCGGACCTTCTCGTTCACGCCCTCGACATCCCGCATCTTCGCGGCGAGCGCGGTCAGGTCGGGGTCGACCAACCCCTCGACCTTCGCCGCGAGCGCCTTGCCCGCGGCGCGGGCCTCCTCGAGCGCCTCGTCCGCGGCTCGGCTCGCCTCCTCGGCGCGCTCGAGGGCTGCCCGGGCCCGCGAGACCTCGGCGGCGGCCTGCTCGGCCTCGCGCTTCCGAGCGGCGAAGACGTCCTTCGCGCGCTGGAGCGCGGCCCGCTCCATGTCGTTCGCGGCCTTCTGCTTCTGGAGCGCCTGCGACTCTTCGAGGAGCGCGGCCGTGCTCACCGGCTCGTCCGGCGCCTCGACCTCGGGGACGGCGCGGAGCCGCGCCTCGATCTGCGTCACCTGGGCGTTCGCGCCGCGGCGCGCCTCGTAGGCCTTCAGCCGCTTCGCGTCGAGGGTCGAGAAGTCGAGCCCCACGAGCCTGCGGAGCTGCTCCGCCTGCTCCTTCGGCTTCAGCCGCGTGAAGGCGAGCGGGTCGAAGGTGAGCTTCCCGATGAGGGCGTCCAGGATCTGCTGGGGCTTGCTCAGCGGGGTCCCGTCGAGCGCGCGCACTTCGAGCTCGGTGCGGGTCTCGGTGCCCGACCGCCACCACCGGCGCTCCGCGACGAGCCCCTGCAGGCCCTCCGTGAGCGTCACCTGGACGCGGCCCTTCTTCTCGCCGCGGCGGAGCGGCTCGGCGGGGCAGAGATCCTTCCCCCCGAGCGCCATCGCGATCGCGTTGAGGACCGAGGTCTTCCCGGCGTTGTTCGGCCCCTCGATCCGGACGACCTGCTTCCCGTCCAGCGCCAGGTGGACGAGCCGCACCCGCATCACGTTCTCGACTTCCAGTCCCGAGATCCTCATGGCGTTCCCCGTGCTCTCCGCGTGGTGGTGCTGCCGCTACTCGAAGTCGCCCTTCGCCTGCCGCTTCGCCCCCCCGCCGCCCGCCGAGGCCGCCGGTGCCGCGGGCGGCTTCGCCTCGCGCTCCTTGCGCGCCTTCTCCTCCTCGGCGGTCTCCCACTGGACGTCCTCGCCCTCGCCGCCCTGGGGGGCCGCGCCGGCGTCGGGCTGCTCGCCGGCGGGCGGATCCCCCACGCCGAGCGCGCCCGCGACCTCGGACGCGGTGTCGCCGCCCTCGTCCTCGGGGACCACGCCGAGGTCGAGCTCGATCGGAGCGGTCGAGACGACCGTCTTCCCGGTCTCGTCGATGACGGCCTCGCGAGCGGCCTGCTCCTGCAGCTGGCGAGCGGCCTCCGTCTTGCCGGCGGGCAGAAGGTTCCAGAGCTTGCGCAGGCAGGACTTCACCGCCATCGCGTCGAAGTCGCCCTTCCAGGGGCCGGTGAGCTTCCCCTGCCGGTCGGTCGGCGCTCGCTTGTCGCGAAACGCCTCGGCGTCCTTCTTCGACATCGCGGCGATCTGGACCTCGCCGCCCTCGAGGCGGGCCGCCGCGAAGTAGCCGACCACCTCGCCGCGGTCGGAGAAGATCCCGCCGTCCGCGCCGGGCTCGAACTCGAACTTCGTGATCGACGTGCCCTCGGCGTCGTACCGCAGCGTGAAGCGGTCCTTCGCGCGGACCTCCGTGGCGATGACCGACGGGACGAGACCCGTCTCCCGCGCCTTCTGGATCTGCGCGCGGTAGTCGATGATGTAGGTGCACTCGTACCCGCTGATCTTCTTGTTCCAGCGCGGCACCAGCCACATCCGGCGCTGCGGCAGCGCGCTGTCGGGCTCGAGGTCGAGCTCGGCGCACCGCATGAGGGCGACGAGCAGCGACGGCGGGGTGCACTTCGCGAGCAGCGGCTGCCGCGCGAGGGCGCCGTGCGCGAGCTTCACGAGCCGGTCGGGGTTGAAGTGCTTCCCGGCGACGAGGGCGAAGGCCTCGCGGCGCGACTCGATGAGCTTCGCGAGGTGCGCCGTCGCCTGCTTCTCGTCGGTCCTCTGGATCGCGGTGTTCTGGTTCGTCATGGCCTACCGCCTCTCCTTCGGGAGCAGCTTCCGCGCTCCCTTCCTGGTGGTGATGGTGCGGGTGAACTCGACGATGTCCTTCGCCTGGACCTGGAAGCCGTGGCGCTGCGCGTAGAGCGCGAGCAGCCCCTCCCAGTCGGTGACCGCGGCGACGGAGTCCCGGTCCTTCTTCCACGTCACGGTGATGGCGCCGGAGACGATCCCGGTGGCCTCACCGATCGCGGTCTGGACGTGGAGCTTCCACTTCTCCTCCTCGGCCAGCCACGCCTCGCGGCTCTTCTTCGACTCGAGCCACTTCGTGATCGCCTCGGCCTGCTCCTCGTTGGCGAGGACGAGCGTCTCGTTCTTCGGCTCGGGGAAGCGGAGCTTCAGCCAGGCGCGCGCGCGGTCGGAGGGCTCGATCGGCGGCAGCTCGTTGCCGACGATGTACCGCTCCCAGACCATCTCGGCCCGCTCCCGCAGCGTGGCGATGACCTTCGGGTTCGGTTCGACCGGGTACCACCGCAGCTTCGAGAGGCCGAACTGAGCCACGAGGTCCCATGCGTCGTAGCGGTGGACGCCGAGGTAGTGCTGGACCTGGACGTAGTAGGCCTTCGGAACTCGGATCGGCTGCCCGGGCTCGGACCACTGGTCCCGGCCCCACTCGACCGTCTTCACCTCGGCGCCCTTCTTCCGACCGACCACCAGGCCGTCGGGATGGGCGCCCAGGAACGGCTTGGCCGCGTCGCGGATGAAGGGGCCCTTCACGACCTCCTGCCCGGTGCGGCGCGCGTACTCCTGCAGGATCGGATCCTCGAAGAGGTTCCCGAACCGCATGCGCTCGGTCGCCTTGAACACCGGGATGAGCCCGCGCTTCTCGGCGACCACGTCCCAGAGGTTCCGGTAAGTGGAGAAGCCGCAGATCGCGGCGGCGTCGGTTCCGCCGATGGACGTGCGGCGCTCCTCGGCGAAGGCCTGCTCCTCGGGCGAGAGCTGCGCCTCGGCCTCGACCGGCTGCCCGCGCAAGCCTTCGGGCAGGGCGAGCAGCTCGAGCAGGTCGTCGTCGGAGAGTGCCTCGTTCGCGATGGCGGGCGCGCTGGTAGAGGTGATGGCGGTGGGTTCCATGGCGTTCACCTGGTGGCGAGGGAGAGACTGACGGCGGCGCCGGGCGGAAGGGATCGCGCCACCGCCCCACGAGCCGCCGGCTCATCCGGACGGTCGAGGCGAGAGGAAGCGACGTCGCGCGAGGCGCACGCGTCGCCGATGAGGGCGCCCGGGAGGAGCGGCTCGGCGCCGCACTCGGGGCAGAGGAGGGGGCTTCCCACCCCCGTGGCCGGTGCGCCGCCCGCCGGCTCGGACGTCGTCCCCGCCCGCGGGGAGGTGGCGCGGGCGAGGCGCGGCGTTGCACAGCACCTGATGCAGGGACCGTCGGCGAGGCGCTCGGCGCCCGCGCAGAGGGGGCACGGGTTAGACATCGAGGCTCGCCTCCTCCCGCGTGTCGGGCCGTCCGTCCTCTCCGTCGTCGCTGGCGAGGTCGGAGGCGCGCTCGATCGCGTCGTCGATGAGCCGCTCGTCGTCCGCGGCCACCTCGACGAGCTCGGGGCGGTCGACGCCGCCCGGGCGGTCCTCGACGACCTCGAGCACCTCGACCGTGGCGTCCTCGTCGCCCGGGACCCAGCGCGACTCCGGGGTGAGCTGGGCGGGGCGCGGCGTGCCGAGCATCACGGTGCACTCGACCTTGAAGGCCTCTTCCGTCTCCGGGTGCTCCCAGCCCATCCGGACGGTGAAGGTGGCGGACATGGGCTACGTCCCCTCCGCGAACACCGCGGCGAGCTGCGCGTCGATGTCGGCGACGACGTCGCCCTCGCGCTCGACGCGGCAGACCTCGAACCGCGGCAGGTAGTGGTGCTCCCGGCCCTCGACCGTCACGTCCACGCCCCTCGGGAAGGGGAAGACGCGGACGGCGGTGATGCGCCCGAGGATGCCGGCGAGCCCGGTCTCGAGGATGACGTCGCCGGGAGCGAGCTCGGACGCCTGGACGGTCGTCTCACGCATGGCAGGCCTCCCCGCGGGCGGCCGCGAGCGCCTTCTGCGCGCGCGCGATGCGGTCCACCGCCTCCTCGGTCCCGAAGGTCCCCGGGGCGGTCGCCACCTCGACCAGGTCGGCCAGCGCCGTGTACAGGCGCGGCGAGGAGGTCATCAGGTGCGCGGTGGCGAGCGCCTCGTCGCGGCCCGCCTCGATCTCCCGCGCCTCCTGCTCCTCGGCGTATCCGGGCTCGCCGCGGCGGGCGTTCGCCTTCGCCTTCGTCTCGAGGTACTCGAGCCGGCCCTGGGCGACGCGGTTGACGACCGCGATCGACCTGCCGCCGGCGATGATCTCGAACCCGACCTGCCCGTACGGTGCCGGCTCGCTGTACGGCGCCGGCGCCCACTTCGTCTCGACCTGCGTCCCCGTGCTCGCCATCGCGACCCCCGTCGCGGCGTCCATCGCCGATGCGTGGTGTCTATTCCACATTCAATCGGTGGCGTCAACACCACGCACAAGGGGTCGCGATAACCCCACGGCTTCATTGGGAGACGAGATCAGCGACGGCGGTCGTGCCGGCGACGGTCCGACCGGAGCTGCCGGAGCTCGGGCGCCAGGTCGTCGATCGTGTCGAGCAGGTACTCGGCCCCGTAGTGCGGGTGGTGACCGCGGGCAGCGAGCAGAGCGAGGCGCGCGGCGTGCTCGAGGCGCTCAGCGCAATGGGCAACCCGCTCCCTCAGCTTCGTTGTCTTCATCGGTATGTTTCCCCCGATGATCACTATTAGCAAACACCTTGCCGACAGTGAGCAACGCACTTCACGCGCGGTATGGGCTGCATTGAGGCGCGGTCCTAGCCGACGTGTGGCTGATCCGACACGGTCGTGGCGTGGACGCTACAGCCGATCTGCGGCCCGTGGCCGTGTGTCGCGGCCACGATATCGGGCGTGCGCGGCCGGTCGGCCGATCAGCGCTTGTGGGAGCTCGCGAGCTTCTTGAACGCCTGATAGCGCTCGGCCTCGTCCCAAGAGACCCACGGCCACGGCTCCGGCGCGCGCGCCTCGTGCGCCATCGCTCCGAAGTGCTCCACCACGAACCGCTCGTTCCGGTACTCGGTCAGCCGGTGGGAAAACGACCCGTGGTCCAGCTCGCAGACCTGCTCGAACCGCTTCCGCATGTTCGGCGGCGTCGTGGGCGCCTGGAGGTACTCCTCGACGTTCCGGACGATGTCGCGATACCGGAACCGGAGCGGTCCAGATGGCAGCTTGCGGGGCTTCATGGGGTCCGCCCGCGAGCATAGCGATTCCGAGCGGATAGGCCGCGGCGAATACGTGGTGTTGACACCACCGAAGCGAGGTGGAATACACACCACTCATGTCGCGAAAGCGCTCTGATCCCGCCAACGTCCTCGCAGACCCCGCCGACGTTCTCGCCCAGCGCACGCGTGAGCTTCGCGAGAAGAAGGGTCTCTCGCAGGAAGAGCTCGCCGCGAAAGCGGACCTCGACCGCGCTGATCTCTCTCGGATCGAGACCGCGAAGGCCCTCAACGTCGGAACCAAGAAGCTGAAGCGCCTCGCCACCGCCCTCGGCGTCGGCATCTCGGATCTGCTGGCCGGCGCGTAGCGCGCCGAGGAGGGGAACGCCCATGCTCTTCATGCGCTTGAGCTTGGCCGCAGCCTCACAGCGAACGACAGCGAACGCGGTTCGCGGAGGACTGCCGTGATGCCGCGCCCCGAGCAGGAGAGGTGGGATTTCGAGACGGTCCCCACGCACCAGTCCTACAGCCGGGAGTACTGGGTGAAGGCTGGGCGAGCACTGCACCGCCTCGTGCGCGAGGTGGCGCAGACCTCTCCGGGGAAGCAGGGGGCGGGCCTCGCCGAGGATGTGGCGGCGAACGCGACCCAGTTCTCGGAGGCGCTGAAGCCCAACGGCGTGAAGCGCTTCGCGGTCGAGTGGCTGCCGCGGATGATCCACGCCGACCCGGACAACCGCATCTTGAAGTTCCTCTGCGCGCTGCGCGGCGAGGAGCCGAAGCCGAAGCCCCTGAAGAACCCGCGCGAGGTGCTCCGCCGCGTCGTCGAGCGCCTCGAGTCGAAGGGCGCGATGGGGCACGAGCTGCTGCGCGAGGAGTTCGGCGCCGATGCCGACGAGATCGTTCGGAGCGCGCAGGCAGCGACGGAGGACGACGCGTGAAGCGCGCGCTGGAGCTCGTCGTTGCAGTGGCCTGCCTCCTGGTCGTGGTCGTGCTGTCGCCGGCTTCTGCGAGAGCAGCGAGGGAGGACGAGCCTTGACCCGCGAGCAGGACGCGAAGCTGTCGGCGTCGCCGAAGCGCGAGCACGCACGTCGCCGCGGCCACGATGGTGACGAGGCCGCCGCTCCGCAACAGGCGAGCGAGCGGCGCCGTGGGGGCGCGCCGCGTGGGTCTGCGACTTCGCGCCTGGCTTCTCCTCGGGAGGACGCCATGCGCCAGGCCGGGGAAAGCCCGGCCACCCTTCCGCGCGCCGGCGCCGGAGACGGTGCGCCCGCGCCCGCGCCCGCGACCGCCTCTTCCGCTCTCCCGAGCGACCGGCGTGGCGCGAATCCTCTCCCCACCGAGGGCGTCGCGTACCTGGTCGAGGTCGGGGTCACGGACGCGATCTCCGCGAAGTGGAAGCTAAAGGGCGGCGACACGAGCCGGGCGGCGGTGCTGCTCCGCCGCGCCCAGGCCGCGCTCTGCCGTGCCGAGGTGAGGGTGCTCGATCTCGCGCGCGAGGCTCGGGCGAGGGGAGGGCGGTGACGTGCGCGACTACGGGATCATCACGCCGCAGTTCTGGACGGGGACCACCGGCCGCCAGATCCGCGAGCTCGGCAGCGACGCGCGCGTGGTGGCCGCCTACCTCCTCACGAGCCCCCACGCGAACATGCTGGGGCTCTACCACCTCCCGCTGGCGTACCTCGTGACCGAGACGGGCGTCTCGAGCGAAGGGGCTTTGAAGGCCCTCGCCGGCCTGAGCGATCTCGGGTTCGCCGAGTACGACGAGGGAGAGGAGACCGTTTGGGTGCCTGAGATGGCACGGTTCCAGATCGCGGACGAGCTCCAGCCCAAGGACCACCGGTGCAAGGGCGTCCTGAAGAAGCTCGCAACCTTCAGAAAGTCGCGTTTCTACGCGCCCTTCCTCGACAGATACCGGGTGGCCTTCCACCTCGACGGGGCGCCTCCTCCGGAGCCTCAGGCACAAGGGGCATCGAAGGGCCTTCCAAGGCCCTCACAAGCCCCTATGAAGCCAGGATCAGATCAGGATCAGGATCAGAGCAGGAGCATGGGGGCTTCGGCTCCTGCTGAAGGGGCTTCATCTCGACCGGCTCAGCGGGACCGCATCCCGGCCCCGACGCCCATCCGCTCCTCCCCCACCGACGTGCTCGCCGCCTTCCGCGAGGGCCTCGCAGACCGGCTCGCGATCACCTCCATGAACCCCCTTCCGCTCGCCCGGGCCGAGCGCGCGCGCGGGATGCGGAAGGACATCGAGCGGCTCGGCCTCGAGCACGCCGTCGAGCTCTGCGCCGAGAAGGTGACCGCGTCGGGCAAGGCGCCTCCGCGCTTCGCGGACTACTTCGTCGAGTTCCTCGCCGAGCAGGAGGCGCCGATCGATCGCGGGGCTGGAGAGAACCCGAAGCCGGGCGATCCGGACTTCAACGACCCGTCCGCCTGGCGCGACTACGGCGAGTACCTGAACCGCACCGACGGGAAGACCTGGGAGGAGGCGACCGGCCTGAAACGCCCGCCGCCGTACGTCCCGCCGAAGACGCCCGAGGAGGAGGAGGCCGCGCGCCGCGCCGCCGCCGGAGGATCCAAGGCGTGAAGCTCAACGGCACCGACGTCACCGCGTTCCAGCTCGAGATGAGCCTCGTCGGCGCGATCCTCGCGCGCGGCGACGCGATCTGGGATCTGCCGGCGGGCTTCACGTCCGGGATCCTCGACAACGCCGAGCTCCGCCAGGCGCTGGTCGGGATCGAGCGGCTCGCCCGCGCGAAGAAGCTCCCCAGCGGACCGGTCGACCGGAACCTCGTCATCGCCGAGGGCGGCCTCTCGGACGGCGCCCGCGCGCTGCTCCAGAGCGCCGAGTGGGCCGGCGAGGACGTCGCGCTCCACGGATCCGGCGTGAAGGACTACGCGACCGCGCTCCTCGACCGCCACCGCCGCGCGAAGACCCGCGTCGCGCTGGTCTCCGCCCTCGAGCAGCTCGACGCCGGCGCCGCCACCGACACCGTCGTCGGAGGTCTGACGACCCAGCTCATCGACGTCGAGCACCACGACAAGCCGGAGGTGATCTCGTACCGCGAAGCGGCGTGGGAGACGCTCGACACCGTCGGCGGCGTGAAGGAGGGCAGGGTCAAGCGGCTCCGAACCTGCTTCCCGGAGATCGACCGGATCCTGCGCATCCGCCCCGGCAACCTGATCATCGTCGGCGCACGCTCAAAGGTCGGCAAGACCACGTTCGCGCGCCAGGTCGCCGACGCCGTCGCGATGCAGCGGAAGCACGTTCTCTTCCACTCGCTCGAGATGTCCGTCGCCGAGGTCGTCGTCCTCGACGTCTCGCGTGAGCTCTCGATCGACTCGACCGAGTTCTTCGAGGACGGGCACAACTTCTCGGGCGAGCAGTGGAACGCGATCCAGGGCGCGCTGGACCGCCGCGTCCCCGATGGCACGAGCGGGTTCCTCCACGCGAACCACTACCACCACTCGCTCGGCGCGATCCTGCGCATCTCCGAGCGGATGCATCGAAAGCACGGGCTCGCCCTGGTCGTGGTGGACTACCTGCAGCTCGTGCAGCTCGAGCTCGGGCGCCACGCGACGCGCGAGCAGGTCGTCGCCACGATCTCGCGGGCGCTGAAGGCCTTCGCCCAGCGGACGGGCGTTCCCGTTCTGGCGCTCGCGCAGCTCAACCGCGATGCCGCGAAGCGAGGCGAGAAGCCGTGGCGCCCTCCGCGTCGCAAGAAGGCGAAGGGCCCGAAGCAGGACCCGATGGCCCTGCCGGGGGTCGAGCCTCCGCCCGCGCCGCCAGAGGAGCCCGAGACCCCGCCCGAGGACGAGCCCTCGCCGCCGCCTCAGCTCCACGATCTGCGCGAGTCGGGCGCCCTCGAGCAGGACGCGAACGCGGTCTGCTTCATCCACCACCCGTACGACCTCGCGATCAACCCCGAGAAGCGCGAGCACGGCCCTTTCAGCTTCATCGTCGCGGCGCAGCGCCTCGGGCCGAAGGGTACCGTGAAGCTCTGGGCGGACCGGAAGTACTCCCGGTTCCAGGAGGTGGACTGAGATGGCGCTCCCCATCGGCGAGGTCCTGGCGCTGCTCTTCCTGGCGGGGCTGGCGGCCGCGGCGCTCGTGGTCGCGTTCCGCGCGACGCGCTCCGCCGGCGCGCCTCGGGACCTCCGGATCGAGCCCGCGGATGGGCGCGAGCTGACGAACGTGGACGCGCGCAGGCTGCGGCGCGCGCTCGGGAGGCTCGGGTGAACGCCGCGTGGCAGGGGAAGTACTTCGCGCACCGGGCGGCCCGTGGCCTGCCTCCTGGGAACCTGGTGCCGGTCCTCGTTCGGCTTCCGCCGGAGGTCATGGCGGAGCTGCGCGATCTCGTTCATCGCACGCGCGTCCGCCAATCCGACTACCTGCGCGAGGCCGTCGCCGACCTCGTGCGGAAGTACCGCCCCACCACTCCGCCCCCGGAGGCCACGTGATCGTCATCGGCATCGACCCCTCGCTGCGCAACACCGGCATCGCCGTCGTCGACGTCGCCGGCGACAGCGAGCGGATCATCGCGACCTCCGTGCTCCAGACCAAGGCAAGGAAGGGAGTCCTCGTCGGCACCGACGACGCTCGGTGCGTCTGCGAGATCGCGGACGGGCTGAACGCGGCGATCGCCGCCCACGACCCCGTCGCGATCGTCGTCGAGGCGCCCGTCGGCGCGAAGGCGGCCCGCGCCGCGCGAGCCCTAGGCCTCGCCATCGCGACCGTCATCACCGCCACGCGGCTGCGCGGGCTGCCGCTCATCCAGGTCCAGCCCATCGACGTGAAGCTCGCCACCGTCGGCCGGAAGAAGGCCGACAAGGACGACGTCATCCTCGCGATCGAGCAGCGCTACCCCGACGTTCCGTGGCCCGACGACCAGGACGTCTGGGAGCACGTGGCCGACGCCATCGGCGCCGTGATCGCGGGGCTCCAGACCGAGACGATCCGGGCCGCCCGGAAGATGGCGAGCGCCGCATGAACACCCCCGTCGCGGTGCTCACCATCCTGCCCCAGCGTCCCGACGACGCCGGCGGCCACGCCGCGGTCGTTTCCCGCGAACTCGTCGAGCCCCTTCGCCAGGAGCTGCTCCGCCAGCTCGAGTTCGGACCTGCGGTGCTGCGCATCGAGCTGCACCTCGTCCGCTCCGCCCCAGGGGGATCGGGCGGGGCTGGACGCGGCGGCCCGATCCGTGGTCGGTCGGAAGCATGGCCGAGCAGGATGCGCTCGCCCCCGTCCAGCCGCCCAGCGCCGTCGCCGCGCCGCTCGGGCTCGACGAGGACGGGGCGCGCCGGCTCCGGGACGCCTTCTTCTCCGGCCGCGGCGAGAACACCCGGCGCGCGTACGAGGCGGGGATCGCCGACTTCGCGGCGTTCCTCTCGCACCGGGCGGGCCGCCCGATCGATCCCGTGATGGCGCTGCGCGAACTCCTGGCCGCCGGCCCGGGCCCGGCGAACCTCCTCGGCCTCGAGTGGCGGACCGACCTCCTCGCCCGCCACCTCGCCCCCAGCACGGTCGCGCTCCGGCTCGCCGCGATCCGCGCGGCCGTGAAGCTCGCGCGCACGCTCGGCATGGTCGCGTGGTCCCTCGAGATCCCCGGGGTGAAGGTCCACCGGTACCGCGACACCGCTGGGCCGGGGGTCGAGGGCGTGCGCGCCATCGCGGATGCAGCCCGCGCACGGGACGGCGCCGTTGGGGCGCGGGACCGCGCGCTCCTGGCGCTGCTCTTCCTGCGCGGGCTCCGCCGCGGCGAGACGGTGTCGCTCGACCTCGAGCACGTCGACCTGGAGCGCGGGCGCGTCAGCGTCCTCGGCAAGGGCCAGCTCGAGCGCGAGTGGTTCGACCTGGCGCCCGAGGCGGTCGAGGCGCTGCGGTCCTGGATCGCGATGCGCCCGGAGGTCCCGACGCGGGCGCTGCTCATCGGCTGGAGCGCCGTGACGCGCGCGCCGGGCGGGCGGCTCACCGGCCGCGGGGTCGCGAAGATCGTCGCGCGATACGGCCTCGAGGCGGCGGTCGGGCGCGTCCGGCCGCACGGTCTGCGGCACGCCGCGGCGACCGCGTTACTCGACCTCGGGCTCACCTGGCAGGAGGTCGCCGGGTTCACCCGCCACAAGGACCCCTCGACGCTCCGGCACTACGACGACAACCGCGCGCGGCGAGGGACGAAAGCGGGGAGGAAGCTCGCGAAGCTCGTCCGGCTCTGAGCCCCGCCGGCGCACGGTTCCGCAAGTCCGCATTACCGGCCCCGCTCGGAGGGGCCACGGAAGGCCCCATGAACCCCACCGACTTCCCCCAGGCGAACCACACGTGGGCGAAGCCCGCCGACCTGACGGACGAGCAGTGCCGCGGGCTGCGGGCGTTCCGCGGACTCGACCCGGACGGCTTCCCGGTCTCGATCTCGAGGTGGGAGCCGACCCCCGAGGAGCGGGCGCGCCTCGCCGCGGGCGGGCCGGTGTGGCTCTGGATCTTCGGGCTGGGCCATCCGGTCGTGAGCCTCAGCGGCGAGGCGCCCTGGCCCGAGGAGGCGCGCACCGCCGCGCCGGCCGCCGCCGAGCTGCGGCGCGAGGAGCCTGCCCGCGCGGCCGCGCCGCCGCCCTCCGCGCCCTTCGAGGTCTTCGAGGCCGCGATCGCCGAGGCCAAGCGCACGGGCGGGCCCGTCGAGGTGGACCTGCTCGACGGTGCGACCGGGGATCGGTTCGTGCTGGTCGTCGAGCCCTGGCGCCCGCCGGACGCGACGGCGCCGCTGAAGCCGTGGGCGGGGCCCGGGCCCGACCCGATCCTCGACCTGGGCGACGAGGGCGACGCGCCCGGGCCCGAGATCGAGATCGGCCCGCTGCCGCCGCACCTGAAGGGCTGCACGCCGGCCGGCTGCGCGCCGGGCTGCGCCTGGCGCGGCGAGGACTCCGCCGTGGTCATCGCGCGCGCCCGCGCGCCGCTCCCGCCCGGGCCCGCCGGCGGGGGCCTCTCCGCCGACCGCATCCGGGCCGACGGGGGAGCGCCCGAGGCGCGTGCCGCGGTGCGCCCCGAAGGCAACGGTCGGTTCGCGTGATGCTCGCGCCCGTCGTCGCGCGCGAGCTGGGCCGGATCCACCATCGCTGTGGGGTGGTGGTCATCGTCGTGACCGATTCCGCCACCGGAAGCGCCTGGAGCGCGCCGCTGGTGCCTCTCGTCGACCAGTTCCTCGAGGAGGTGCGCGCGGCTCCCCTCCGGCGTTTCGCGCCGCCGCCCCCCACCGTCTGGCGCGCGGAGCCTCCGCGGGTGCGCTGGGGGCGGGGCCGGCCCCGTCGGCGCCTCCTCGCGCGCGGCGGGCGCCCGGCGCGTCACTCCTCGTGGTACGGCGGGCGACTCCGGCGGCGGAGCGGATACGCCCCATCCGGCACCTACGTTTAACGGTTGACGAGGCCCGACCGTAAACGGTAGGATGATTTTCATGACGATGACGCCCATGCCGACGACGGTGCTGTGGATGGAGACCTTCCGCGAGTGGTACGCGGCGCTCACCCCCGAGCAGGCGGAAGCGGTCGACTTCTCCACCGGGCTACTCGCGCAGTACGGCCCGCACCTGGAGATGCCGCACGCGAAGAAGGTCACCGACGCGAAGGAGGCCATCATCGAGCTGCGCCCCTCCACGCGGGCGTTCGCGATCAGGGTGTTCTACGCGTTCAACCCGCGGCGCGAGGCGGTGCTCATCATCGGCAGCGCCAAGAAGGGCGTCGCGGACGAGGGTCCCTGGACCGCGAAGATGGCGAAGCAGGCGGGGAAGCTCTGGGACGCCTACCTCCGGGCGAACGGGTGGCGGAGGTAGGGCTCGGCCCGGGGCGCTGGACCAGCGCCCCCGGGCCGGTTACCGTATGACGTAGGAGGCCAGGATCATGGAGACGGGACGGTTCGAGGACATCCGCCGCAGCTCGCCGGAGCAGGTGAAGGAGCACGCCCGCTGGGCGCCCTACGCGGTGAACGGGGCGACGCTCGCCGAGCTGCGCCAGCTCGTGGGCAAGACGCAGGAGGAGATGGGTCAGGCGATGGGCGTCAGCGGCGTGGAGGTCGGTCGCTTCGAGAAGCGGAACGACGTCCAGCTCTCGACGCTCAACCGCTACATCGCGGCGCTCGGGGGCGAGCTCGACGTCTTCGCCCGGTTCGGCGAGAAGCTCGTGCCCCTGAAGGTCGGGCCCACCGCGGACGTCATCGTCAGCAAGAGCGCGAACCTGTACACGCTGGAGCAGAGTGGAGCCTTCAACGAGGCGAAGGTCGGCGGCCGGGGCGGCGCCGTGCACGCGCGCAGCTCGAGCGAGTCGGGGCGCGTCACGGCGAAGAAGGCCGGAGGGGCGGCCCAGCCGAAGCGGCGCGCGGCGAAGCGGGCGAGGTGACCATGGCCGCCGAGGGCACGCCGATCGCCCCGAAGACCATCGCCATCTGGAAGGCGATGGTGGACCAGGTCGTGCAGCTCGGTGACCTGGCGGATCGGGCGGCCGACGTCCTGCCGCCTGACGAGGCTCAGCGGACGCGCGAGCTTCTCTCCGACGTGCTCGTGACCCTCGCCACGCAGGCGGTGCCCCAGCTCCTCGCCGAGCGGGAGGAAATGCTCGAGATGCTGCGGGAGGTCGAGTGGAGTAAGCCGGTCGGGGTCGACGGATGCATCGACGCATGCCCGGCATGCCTGGGCCAGAAGCCGTGGCGCAACGAGCGCGGCGACACCGGCGGAGGCCACGCCCCCGACTGCCGCCTCGCCGCGTTCCTCCGGTGAGCCCCGCGCCCGTCGGCGCCGTCGTCCGGCTCTACTACGACCCCGCCGCGGGAGGTTCGGCCGTCGTCGCCGGCGACGACCTGGTAACCACCACTGGCCGCACCTACCACGTTCTCTCCGCCCGCCTGCAGCGCCGCGGTCGCGCCGGCCGCGTTCGCCTGGTCTGCGTCGTTCAGCGCGCGCCGCTCGGGCCCGGGCGCATGCACCCGCTCCGCTGGTACCGGCGGGACCGCCGCCACCCGTGAGCGCCTACGTCGACGGCCTTTTCCGCCTCGAGGCGCGCGACCCCGCAGCGCGCCGGGTCGGCGCTCGCAACGGCCACCGCTGGGCGCACCTGTACGCGGACACCGAGGGCGAGCTGCACGCGTTCGCCGCGCGGATCGGGATGCGGCGCGCGTGGGCGCAGGTCTCGCGCCGCGGGACGCCGCACTACGACCTGACGCCCGGGCGCCGCGCCCGCGCGGTCGCCGCCGGCGCCGTCGAGCTGGACCGCCGCGCGGCGGCGGCTCTGCGGACGCGGCTGCGCGGCTGCGCGCCGGTTCCTGCGGACCTGGACAGGTAGTGCAGACGCAACTAAGCTCGCCGCCATCACCCATCGTGAGAGTCGGAGGTGGCCGTGCGGCCCGCGGACGAACCGCTGCTGAAGTGGCTCGCTGACCTGCAGGATGCGGCCGAGGAGCGCGCGAAGGCGTGGGGGCATGACGTTCCTCCCACAGGGACTCCAGCTCCCGGCGAGGACGCCGTGCGCGCCGTCATCCGCGACGCGTTCCTCCGCATCGGCCGCAACTCCGAGCTGATCCGGGCCACGATGCACACGAACCCCCTGGTGGCTCCGCGCCCGCGCGACGGTGCCTCCTGCACCTGCCAGAGCGGCAGGCAGAACCCGGGCCCGAACCACGCGAAGGACTGCCCGCTGCACAGGGATGGATGAACCCAACCTGGCGGGATCACACGAACTGGGGGAGAATGTAGCCCACGCCGCGCGCTGAACGGGGTGAGCGCCGCTGGCCTGATGGGAAGCCGCTGATGCAGTCGCCCGCGCGCGCCCGCCGCCGCCGACCCCGCCCGCCCCGTCGCCCCCGCTGGCACCTTCCCCGCGCTGCCGCCCAGGCCGCTCCGCCTCCACCGCCGCCGAGCTCCGTCACCACGTGACCGGCGACCCGCGCGCGTTCCGGCCCCACTGGCAGCTCACCACGGCGCCGGCGTCGCTCGGCACGGCGTTCACCTGCGTGCGCATGCGCTGCACCGGGGTCCGGGCCTGGCAGTGCATCCAGCGCCAGCGCCTCGCCGAGGCGCAGACGACGCGGGACACCGAGCGCGGCCAGGCGCCCGACAACCCCGAGTGCCTCGCGTGCCCCCAGGGTCAGGACATCCGCGACCGGCTCGACCCGGAACACCACGAGTTCGAGGGCGGCGTGGGGCCTCACGGTCTCCGCCCTCGCCCGCGCACGCTGCGAGACGACGCCCCGCCGGCTCCTGCACCTGCCGAAGGACTCCCGCAGCCGACCGCCCCCGCGCTGGACACGCCCGCGCCGGCCGTGCCAACGGCGCCGAGAGAGCCCCGGAGGCGCAGGAAACCCGCGACACCCCTGGCACCCGAGGCTCAGCGGCGCAAGAGGCGTCGCCGGAAGGCGCGAGTTTCTGGACGCGGTCGCTGAGTGGAACGACCTCCGATGGACCCGACGAAGGAGACGGCGAGCGCAGAGGAGGCGGCTGCCGGCGCAGCGCCGGAGCCCGTGGGCGCTCCGCCGGCGACGAAGCGCGGGAGAGGCGGGCGGCCTCCGAAGTTCGACCCGGCCATCGGCAGGAGGCTCGTCGCGTCGCTGAGGAAGGGGAACTACATCGAGGCCGCCGCCGCGTCCATCGGGGTCTCGAAGCAGACCGTCTACGAGTGGCTCCGCGCCGGCGCGCGCGCGAAGAGCGGCGCGCTGCACGACTTCGCGGCCGCGGCGGAGAAGGCCCAGGGCGAGGCGGAGGTCGCGGACCTCGGCCGGATGGGGAGGCTCGCGGGGAAGGGGAACTTCAAGGCCATCGCGTGGCGCCTCGAGCACCGCAACCCGCGCCGCTACGGGCGCCAGGTCCAGCTCATCGTCACGAAGGCGATCGACGACTACCTCGCGTTCCTGAAGGCGAACCTCCCCGCGGACGTCTTCGATCACGTGATCGCGGTGACGATGACCTGGGACCCGGACGCCACGGCGGCCGCGCCGAGGGAGCCGTAGCCCATGCCGGTCTCGTCGGTCCTCTTCCGCGATGCGGCGCGGCGTCATCACGTCGCCCGCCCTCCGGCGCTCGCCGCGGTCCCGGTGCCCGACGAGCTCGCGGCCGACCACCTCCGAGACTTCGCCCGGGCGGCGTGGCCGTACCTCGAGCCGACGACCCCGCTCCGCTGGGGCTGGGCGCTCGACGCGATCTGCGAGCACCTCGAGGCGGTCAGCCGCGGCTGGATCCGCGACCTCATCATCAACGTCCCGCCGGGCATGGCGAAGAGCCTCACGGCGACGGTCTTCTGGCCCGCGTGGGAATGGATCGACCACCCGGAGCGCCGGTGGGTGTTCGCCGCGCACTCGATGGGCCTGGCGCTGCGCGACGCGGTGAAGTGCCGGACCCTCATCGAGTCGACCTGGTACCAGAGCCACTTCACGCGCGGTGCCTGGCTCCTCTCCGACGACCAGAACGCGAAGAGCTACTACGCGAACACGAAGACGGGCTTCCGGATGTGCACGTCTCCTGACGCTCGCACCACCGGTCACCGCGGTGACCGGATCGTCATCGACGACCCGATCGACGCGAGGATCGCCGTCTACTCGAAGGCGGAGCGCGACGCGGTTCTGGCGTGGTGGGACAACACGATGTCGAACCGGCTCAACGACCAGGAGACCGGCGCGCGCGTGATCATCATGCAGCGGCTCCACGAGGACGACCTCTCGGGGCACCTCATCCGGAAGGGCGGCTGGACGCACCTGCGCCTGCCGATGGAGTTCGAGCCGGCCACCAGGTGCGTGACGTACGTCCGGAAGCCCGATCCGCCCTCGCCGGCGCCGGCGAAGAGCACCTCGGAGGTCGTCCTCGAGGGCGTCGCTCAGGTCCTCGCCGGCGAGGAGCCCGCCGCTGCGCCCCCTGCACCTGCCCTGGGGCCGCCCGAGACGTTCTGGCAGGACCCGCGCACCGCGCCCGGCGAGCTGCTCTTCCCCGAGCGCTTCCCGCGCCACCGCGTCGAGGAGGAGAAGAAGGGCGGCTCCGCGCGCTACGCCGGCCAGTACCAGCAGCGGCCCATGCCCGCCGAGGGCGGTCTCTTCAAGCGGAGCTGGTGGCGGTACTGGCGGTTCGCCCACGAGGACCCGATCCCCGCCCTCGAGGACCGCACGGTCGTGCTCCCGGATCACTTCGACGACGTGACCGGCTCGTGGGACTGCGCGTTCAAGAAGACGTCGGACAGCGACAAGGTCGCCGGCGGGACGTGGGGTCGTCTCGGAGCGAGCAAGTTCCTCCTCGAGCTGTTCTGGGAGCGCGCCAGCTTCACGGACACCGTGCGCGAGGTGCGCGCCCAGGCGGACCGCCGGCCCGAGTACCTCGAGATCCTCATCGAGGACAAGGCGAACGGGCCGGCCGTGATCAACGTGCTTTACCAGGAGGTCTCCCGCCTCATCGCCGTCGATCCCGAGGGCGGCAAGGAGGCGCGCGCCGCGGCGACCTCGCCCGAGGTCGAGGCGGGGAACGTCTACCTGCCGCTCCACGCGCCGTGGCGGGACGCCTACGTCGAGGAGCACGCGGCGTTCCCGCGCGGCTCGAAGGACGACGCGGTCGACCAGCAGAGCCAGTTCCTGATCCGCGTGAAGACCCGCGCCAAGCCCGCCGGGCACGACGAGATGCCGGATCAGGACTACCCCCAGTCGCGCGTCGCCGCCTTCACCGCGTCGACGGCCCACGACGAAGAAGACGATGACCTGGACGACGAGCTCGGCGACTCCGCCGGCGGCCGGAGGATCTAGATGGCACCCACGCGCAAGAATAAGACCACCACCTCCGCTCCCGCCGTGAAGACGAAGCCCAAGGGCGAGGGCCTTCCCCAGGTGCTGGTCTCGGAGATCCCGCCCGTCTCGGTCTCCGACCACCTGAACCTCGGAGCGGTGAAGACCGCCCTGAGCCAGCTCGAGGACGGGAAGTTTCAGGCGGCCGCCGACCTCGTCGAGGCGATGTGGCGGGACGACCGGATCCCCGGCGTCGTCGAGACGCGCGTCGAGGCCCTGCACGGCCTGGAGCTCCGCTTCGATCCCCCGGAGGGCGAGGAGAAGAACGCGCAGGCGATCGAGATCGGCGAGCTCGCCGAGAGGTCGTGGCCGACCTGGCTGCCGGAGGAGGTCGCGTCGGATCTCCGCCGCTGGGGCCTGATGCTCAACCTCGGCATCGGGCGCGTCCGGTGGGACACGAGCGGGGAGACCTGGGAGCCCCGCGTCGAGGTCTTCCACCCGCGGAACGCGAGGTGGTCGTCGCTCGAAGGCGGGTACCGGATCGCCACCCAGGAGGGCGAGTGGCTGATCCAGCGCGACGAGCGCGGCATCGTCGCGAAGGCGCCGGACGGGACGGAGGAGCGGAACGGGTGGATGGTCTACACGCCGTTCGGGTGGAAGCGCGGCTGGATGCGCGCGCTCGTGCGCTCGCTCTCGATCCTGTGGCTCTTCCGCCAGTGGGCGCTGCGCGACTGGTCCTCCCACTCGGAGGCGCACGGGACCCCGTCGAAGAAGGCCTTCGTACCGAACGGAACGAAGGTCCCCGACAAGCGGAAGTTCCTCCGGGACGTGGCGCTCCTCGTGCGGCGCTCCGCGATCCTCCTCGAGCGCGGCACCGAGAACGGGCAGGAGAAGAAGCCCGGGTTCGACGTGGAGCTCCTCGAGGCCGCGGCCGACTCCCACCAGGTGTTCGAGAAGCTGAAGGCCGCGTGCGACACGGACATCGCGATCCGCGTGAAGGGGCAGAACCTCACGACGGAGGTGAAGGGCGGCGCGTACGCGGCCACCCAGTCCCACCGCGAGATCGACGGTGAGAAACTGCGCTTCGACGCCGCCACGCTGGGGACGTGCGCGCACGATCAACTCGTCGCGCCCTGGACCGAGTTCAACTTCGCCGCGCGCGAGCTCGCGCCGTGGCCGAAGTGGGACACCGAGCCGACCGAGGACCTCAAGGTCGCGGCCGAGGCCCTCGACAAACTCGGCGACGCCACCCAGAAGCTCTGGAATTCGGGGTACCCCCTGGACCTCGGGAAGATGGCCGAGCGCTTCGACGTCCCGGTGCAGGAAGGCGCCGAGATGCCCACCGAGCCTCCCGCGCCCAAGGTCGTCGCGGTGCCCGCGCCTGGCTCTCCGCCGCCTCGGGGCGGGGGCGCCGCCGCGCGCGCCCTCGCCGGCATGGTCGCGGTCGCCGGCCTCCCCATCGGCGCCATCGAGGGCCAGACCTACGCCGACGACCTGGTCGAGGAGCACGGCGCGGCCGGCGTCGCCGCCCTCAAGCCCGACGTCGATCAGCTCCTCGGCATCGTGAAGGCCTCCGCGAGCTGGGAGGACCTCCGCGCCCGCCTCGTCGAGGCCTACGGCGACATGAAGCCCGAGAAGCTGCAGGGGGTCGTGCGCGACGCCCTCATCCTCGCCGAGCTGAACGGCCGGCTCTCCGCGTCCGAGGACGAGTAGCCGATGCCGGCCCCCGCGCGCCCCGCCGCGGCTCCGGGCTCCTTCCGCGAGGCGGTGGAGTGGTTCCGCTCCCGCGTCCCGATGACGGACCCCGACTTCAAGGCGCTCGAGGGCGCGTCCCACCAGCGCGCCTTCACGATCGCCAACGTCGGCCAGCTCCAGGTCGTCACCGACGTGTGGAAGGCCCTCGACGACGCCATCGCGAAGGGCACCTCATTCGACGCCTTCAAGAAGGCCGTCTCCGACAAGCTCACGGCGGAGTGGGGCGGCGCGAACCCCGCGCGCGTCGAGCTGATCTTCCGGAACGGCGTGCAGAGCGCCTACAACCGAGGGCGCTGGCAGCAGATGATGAACCCCGAGGTCACTCGGACGCGGCCGTTCATCAAGAGCACCCCGATCCTCGACCTCCGCACCTCGAAGCTCTGCCGCCGGATCGGGGTCGTCGTCCTCCCCGCCAGCGATCCGTACTGGGAGACGCACTGGCCTCCGCTCCACCACGCCTGCAGGCGCACCTGCGTCTCGCTCACGCGGGAGCAGGCCTTCGCCCAGGGCATCACGTCCGGCGATCCGGTCGCGACGCCCTCGCAGGAAGGCTTCGGCCAGGCGCCGAGCCGCGGCGAGTGGCAGCCGGACCTGACGAAGTACCCCGCGCCGCTCGCCCTCGAGGCGACGCGGAAGGCCAACGCGGCGAACCAGGCCTTCTCGCCCCAGGTCACTCCCGCGCCGGCGCCGATCACGCCCGCCACGACGTACACGTGGTCGCCGGCGCCGACGGTGAACCGCGCGCTGGAGCAGCTCCGCGCCTTCGGTCCCGTGCCCCTCGAGGGCGAGGCCTACAAGAAGGCGGCCCGGCACGGACGCGCAGCGTTCGTCCTGTCGCGGACCACGGTGGAGGGTCGGGCGATCCGGATGGCGGACCGCGTCGCCTACCTGAACCAGGTGGGCGAGACGATGGCGGACCTCGCGAACCGCTTCCCCGCGGTCGCCCGAGCGATCCGCGAGGACGTCGTCTTCCTGCCCGGGCCCTCGAAGTCGAACGGCTCGGCGAGCTACGCGATGAACGCGAGGACGGGGCAGCGCACCACCGCGTATCACCTCTCGTTCGGTCCTCTCGCGGAGGAGGGCTACGCGAAGCGGATGGCGGATCACGAGGCGCGAACGGGCGCGCGCTGGACCGTCGGCGGGGGCACGGTCCGGTCGACCACGCGCCACGAGCTCGCCCACCTGGTCGAGTTCACGAAGGACGTGGACCTCCCGCGGCTGATGGACGCGATTCGGCAGGCCGCGGGCGTGCTGGGCGAGCGGGCGTGGATCCGCACGAACATCTCCGAGTACGCGACGGCGAAGGAGTCCGAGACCTGGGCGGAGCTCGTGTCGATGGTCACGGATCCGGCATACCGGGCGGGCTCGTTGCCCGCCCCGATCGAGCGGTTCATACTCGACACGCTGGGGACCCCATGAGCGCGCCGCTCCTCGCCGACCTGTGCTCCCGCTGCCGCCACCTGAGCGGCGTGGTGCCTCTCTCCCGCCCGAGCGACGCCGGCGAGATCGTGTCGGGCGAGGCGGAGGTCGCCGGCGCGTGCGCGGCCTTCCCGAACGGGATCCCGGACGCGATCGCCGAGGGCGACGTCGAGCACCGCGAGCCGTACCCGGGCGACCGGGGCATCCGGTTCGAGCCCGCGTAGCCCGCCCCCGATTGCGCTCCTCGCCGCGCCCGTGCCAACGGCGGCGGGTGGACGACTCCTACGACGCGCCGGATCCAGACGGCATCGAGATCGGCGACGACCACCAGGTGAAGTACTTCTGCTGGGCGCCGGACCGCGAGCTGAACCCGCAGTGGGCGAACACGCCCGACGTCGAGCGCGCGGGCTGCATGATCTGGCACAAGCGCCCCGACAATGGGAAGCAGTGCGCTGGCGCCATCCACTTCGACGTGCCGGGCGCCGAGCACCTCGCTCCCGCGGACCACCGCTGGCAGGTGCAGTCGTTCGACCCCCTGACCATCAGCCCGAGCGTCCTGTGCATGCGCTGCGGCGACCACGGGTTCATCCGCGGCGGGCGGTGGATCCGGGCCTGACCGAAGAAGAAGGGCCGCCCTCGAGGACGGCCCCTGCTGAGCCACCGGCCCACCCGGCTCCCAGCGCGAGGCCCGACGGTAGCACGGTGCGCGGCGGGGCCGCACGAACGCCGCCGGCTTGACGACCGTCCGGGGGCCGTGCCAACGGCGGTCGATGAAGAGGTTCGGGGCCGCATCCCTGTTCGCGAAGCTGACCGCCTCCGCCACCGGCAAGGTCGGCGAGCTGCACATCTACGACGTCATCGGCAAGGACTTCTGGGGCGAGGGCATCTCCGCCTCCGACGTCATCCAGGCGCTCAAGGAGTGCGAGGGCGCCACCGAGCTGGTCGTCCGCATCAACAGCCCGGGCGGGAGCGTCTGGGAGGGGCTCGCCATCCATGGCCTCCTGAAGGCCTTCCCCGCGCCGAAGACCGTGCACGTGGACGGCCTCGCTGCGTCGATGGCGTCGCTGCTGGCGATGGTCGGCGACCGGATCGTCACCGGCAAGAGCGCGCTGTGGATGATCCACGAGCCCCGCACGCCCCGCATCGAGCGCGGCACCATCGAGGACCACGTCAAGACGGCCGACTGGCTCGGGAAGCTGCGCGACGGCGTGTGCGACATGTACTGCGGCCGCACGAAGCGCGCCCGCGCCGAGATGCTGGAGTGGATGGCCGCCGAGACGTGGATGAGCGCGGCCGAGGCGAAGGAACGCGGCTTCACCGACGAGATCTCCGAGCAGGCGGCGACCGGCGCGGCCGCCGCCTTCACCCCCGCCGCCGTCCAGGTCCTCTCCGTCTTCGCGAAGACGCCCGAGCTCGTGCGCGCGGCCGCCGTCGCGAGCACCGCCCACCCGCCGCCGCCGGCGGCACCGAAGGAGCCCGTCATGCTCAAGTTCCTCATCGCCGCCCTCGGCCTCGCCGAGACCGCCTCGGAGGCCGACGTCCAGGCCGCCATCACGAAGCGCCTCGAGTCCGGGCGCGTCGCCGGCGAGCAGCTCGTCGCCCTGGTCGCCGTCACCGGCAAGACCACCGCCGAGGACGCGAAGGGCGTCATCGCCGGGTGGAAGGCGGGCGCCGAGCAGGTCCCCGCGCTCCAGGCCAAGGTCGGCGAGCTCGAGAAGAAGGCCGCCGGCGAGAAGCTCGAGCAGCTCATCGCGAAGGGCAAGGCGGACGGCAAGCTCTCCCCCGGCATGGAGGCCTGGGCCAAGGGGCAGACGGCCGAGGCGCTCGCCGCGTTCCTCGAGGTCGCGCCGAAGCTCGCCCCGACCCGCGAGGTCAAGGAGACGAAGCCGCCCGCCGGCGGCGCCGTCGAGGGCAGCGCGGCCGAGATCGCGCGGCAGTGCGGCGTCAGCCCGGAGGCGCTCTCCACCTTCCGCGAGAACCCGAACCCCACCGACACCGCGGCGACCAAGTAGCGCCGCGAAAGGACCGCGACCATGGCCGCTCTGACCGCCGCGAAGCCGAACCCCTCCCGCGTCTCCAGCGGGCCCCTCTCGACCGACATCCACGCGCCGATGGCGACCGGGGTGACGATCTACGCGGGCGCCCTCGTCTCCGTCGCGGCGACCGGGTACGCCCGCCCCGCCCGCACCAGCACCACCGACCTCGTGCTCGGCGTCGCCCAGGAGACCAAGGCGAACGCCGGCGCGGACGGCGCCGCGAGCATCGCCGTCAAGCGCGGCGTCTACAAGTTCGCCAACAGCGCCGCGGGCGACGCGATCTCCGCCGCCCACGTCGGCCGCGACGTCTTCATCGTCGACGACCAGACCGTCGCCGCCACGAACGGCACCAACACCCGGGTCCGCGCGGGCAAGTGCGTGGGCGTCGACTCCGACGGCGTCTGGGTGGAGACCTACTAGCGCCGCCGGCGCTCTGGGAGAACCGACATGATCCTCGACCCGACCAACCTGTCCGCCCTCCGCGACAGCATCAACACCCGCTTCCAGGCGGGCTTCCGCCGGCCGACGCCGATCTGGCCGACGCTCGCCATGCTCGTCCCCTCGAAGACCTCGATCGAGTCCTACGCGTGGACCGAGGACGTGCCCCGGTTCCGCGAGTGGGTCGGCGAGCGCGCCGCGCACGACCTGCAGGGCCGCGGGGCGCAGATCGTGAACAAGAAGTTCGAGGGGACGCTGAAGATCCCCCGCGAGAAGATCGAGGACGACCAGTACGGCCTCTACGGCAACCACGCCGAGCTCCTCGGCGTGCAGGCCCGCAAGCTCCCCGACGACCTCATCGTCGACCTGGTCAAGGGCGGGAAGACCGCGACCTGCTTCGACGGCCAGTACTTCTTCGACACGGACCACCCGGTCCACATCGAGAGCCCGGGCCTCGGCACCTGGTCGAACCTCCACGCGGCGAAGCCGATCGCCACGGGCACCCTCGCCACCGACCGCGCCAACTTCGAGTCGGTCCGCACCGCGATGAAGGGCATCAAGCTCGGCCGGTCCGCGCGCGTCGCCGGCGTGACGCCGACCGTCCTCGTCTGCGGCACCGACCTCGAGGGGCCGGCGAAGCGCCTCGTGGTCGCCGAGAAGGACCCGTCGGGCGCCACCAACGTCAACGCCGGCTCCTGCCGCGTGCTCGTCATCCCCGAGCTCGACGAGACCGGCGTCTGGTACCTGCTCGACGACACCCTCCCGGTGAAGCCGTTCGTCTGGCAGGAGCGCACCTCGGTCGAGTGGACCGCGAAGTTCGACCCGAACGACGACAACGTCTTCAAGCTCGACGAGTTCCTCTTCGGCGGGCGCATGCGCGGCAACGCGGGGTACGGCCTCCCGTTCCTGATCGCCCGCGCCGAGCCGACGTAGTCGGCCCGCGTGACCACCTCGCCGGGCGGCCGCTCCCCCAGGACCGCCCGGCTCCTCCCCGACCTCCTCCTGGAGACGACGATGGCCGAGAAGACGACGAAGGTGCTCGTGAAGGTCCCGATGACCCACCCGTTCTCGCACTACCGGCGGGCGGGCCTGGCCCTGTCGAAGGGCGACAACGTCGTCGAGGTCACGGACGAGCAGCTCAAGGCGCTGAAGGGCGACCGGCAGCTCCTCGTCGGCGCGCCGCCGGCGGAGGCGCCGAAGCCGCCGACCCAGGGCGGCCAGGGCGGGCAGGGCGGCCAGGGGGCCGCGCGCTAGCTCGAGGCGGCCGTGGCCTATGCGACGCCGAACGACCTGAGCGCCTTCGGGAGGGCCGGACAGGCCCTCTCCGGTCTCGATCCGTCCGGCGTCGAGGCGCAGCTCGAGGCGGCGTCGAAGCTCGCGGACGGCTACATCGCGAACCGCGTCACCCTCCCACTCTCCGCGCCGTACCCCATCGAGCTCGTGCAGGCGGTCTGCAAGATCGCCGCGTACGAGCTCCTGGGGAACCGCGGTCTCGACCCCGACACCGAGCAGGACCTCTCGAAGAGCCGCTCCGAGTCCATCGCCTGGCTCCGCGACGTCCAGAGCCGCTCCGCGAACCCGGCGTGGGCGGACGGCGCCTCGGGCGCGTCGGGCTACGACGACGGCGGCGTGGTGGTCCCGGTCCTCGACGAGGAGACCGGCCTCTCGACGGTCGAGGCCCCCACGCTGAGGGGGATCTAGCCCATGGCCGTGAGGGGCGACTTCGGCGGGCTCCAGGACCTGCAGCGTCGGGTCGCGGCGTTCGGGGACGGGACGCTGATGCGCCGCGTCTCGAAGGTCTGCGCCGAGGAGGCGCGCACCCAGGTCTCGGTGAGCTTCGAGCGCGGCGTCGACCCGTCCGACAGCCCGTGGGCGCCGCTCACCTCGAGGACGGGCCATCCGCTCCGCGACACCGGGCGGTTCATGTCCTCGTTCACGACGCTCTCGGAGCGGGACTTCTTCGGCGTCTCGACCGACTTCGTGGGCGCCAAGGTCCACCAGTACGGGGCCGTCATCAAGCCGAAGACGGCCGGGGCCCTCTTCTTCGAGGTCGAGGGCGGCATGGTGTTCATGGGCAAGCGCGGGCGACGCCTGAAGCGTCCGCGCGCGTTCAAGTCCTGGGTGATCACGAAGCAGGTGACGATCCCGCGCCGCCAGTACGTCCCCGAGGGCAGCGTGCCGACGCGATGGGGGAACGCCATCAACGCGGCCGCGACCGCCGAGATGGTCGAGTTCATGGGGGGGGACTTCTGATGGCCCTCATGGACGTCCTCGAGAAGATGCAGGAGCACCTGGCCCAGCTCTCGCCCGGCACGGTGGTGAAGTTCGGGCACGCGGCGATCCCGGAGAACGACCCGCCGCCGCGCGTCGTCCTGGCGCCCGTCGACAGCGCGTTCAAGCCCCCCTCCCAGCGGTACGTGACCGGGCCCGGCAAGCCCCGCGCCCTCTACACGGAGGCGCAGGACGTCGTCGCGCACTGCTGGGGCGCCGACGACCGCAAGGCGGAGGCCATCCGGAACGCGGTCATCGTCGCGGGCCGCCGGACGATGCCCCCCAGCGACTTCCTGCTCACCGCCGGCGGCAGCGAGCGGAAGCCCGACAAGCTCACGCACGCCGGCGTCGTGCGCCTCCTCCGGTTCACCGTCAACCTGCCCGTGCTCGAGCCCGCCAGCCCGAGCGCCGCCGTGACCGGCATCGACGCCGGCGACGTCGCCCCCACCAGCAGCGCCCCCTGAGGATGCCCATGGACGATCGCAAGCCCTTCGAGACCTGGGTCGAGGCCAAGAAGCCCCCCGCGTGGCTGGCCGCGGCCGCGCGCGCGATGCGGGGCTGGCCCATCGGCCGCGAGGTGACGGAGCAGGAGTTCGACGACGCCCTCGAGGCCGCCGGCCAGGTCGCCATCGGTTACGAGCTCACCCCCTCCACGAAGAGGAGCTGATCCATGCCTCCGATCCCCGACGCAACCGTCACCGTCCTCGACGGCGCCAACGGCCTCGCCGCCGACCGCGGCGACCGCATCCAGGTGAAGATCGGCACGAGCTCGGCGGGGACGGCGAACGTCCTCGAGTCCATCTCCGCCGTCGGTGACCTCGTCTCGAAGTTCGGCCAGGGCCCGCTCGTCGAGTCGGCCGCCATGGTCCTGTCCGAGGCGGGCGGCCCGATCTACTGCATGAAGGTCGCCGGCAGCGTCGCCGGGACGGCGGCCGCGCCCGTCGCCACGAAGACCGGCACCGCGACCCTCGCCGTGGGCGGCGCGCCGTACGACGCCTACGAGGTGGTCGTGAAGATCGTGCGGGGCGGGGCGACCCTCATCGCCGGGACCGCCACGTTCAAGTACTCGCTCGACGGCGGCCGGACCTACTCCGGCGAGCTCGCCGTCCCGACCTCGGGCATCTACGCGATCCCGAACAGCAACCTGACCCTGACCTGGACCTACACCTCCGGGACCGCCTTCGTCGCTGACGACCAGTGGACCTCCGCGTGCACCGCGCCGGGCTACTCGACGAGCGACCTCGCGACGACGATCACCGCGCTCCTCGCCGACCCCCGGACGTGGTTCCTCGCGCACGTCGTCGGGATCCCGACCGACCTCGCCGGCGCCCGCGCGCTCTTCGCCGCCCTCGCCACCCACATGGCGACCGCGGCCGCGTCGTACCGGTTCGCCCGGGCGCTGATGGAGGCGCCGTTCGACACGGACGCGAACCTGCTCGCCAACACCACGGGCTTCGGCGACCTCGCCGACCTCCGGGTGGCGGTGGGCGCCGGGCCGGCGAACATCATCAGCCCCGTCTCGGGCCGGTCGTACAAGCGCAACGCGGCGTGGCGCGCCGCGGCCCGCGCGCAGAAGCTGGCGCCGTCGCAGGACCTCGGCGAGGTCGCCGCCGGCCCGGTGCCGGGCATCGTCTCGCTCGGGCGCGACGAGCAGGCCACCCCGGGGCTCGACGCGGGCCGGTTCATCACGCTGCGCACGATCATCAACCGGTCGGGCTACTACCTCACGCGTGGCCGCCTCTTCGCCCCCGCGGGCTCGGACTACACGCTCCTGCAGGACGGCCGCGTGATGGACATCGCGTGCTCCGTCGCGCGGGACCGGGCGCTCGCGTTCCTGAACAGCCGCTTCGCCACGAACCCCGACGGCACCATCGAGGACACCGCGGCGAAGGGCGTCGAGGCGGTCATCGACGACGACCTGCGCAACCAGATCGTCCGCAAGGGCGACGCCGTCGACTGCTCGGTCGCGGTGGACCGCACCATCAACATGGTCACCACCGGCACCCTGAAGGTGAGGGTCCGCATCCAGCGGTTCGCCTACGCGAGCGCGATCGAGCTCGAGCTCGGCTTCAAGTCGACCGCCCTCGCGGCGGCCTAAGGGAGGCACGCCACCATGAACCCGACCGGTCTCGCGGAACCCCTGATCAACGGCGTCCAGTACGACTACTCCTCCCTGGAGGTGAAGGTCCGCGGGAAGCCCATCCTCGGACGCGCCTTCACCGCGGTCTCGTACAAGGAGTCGCTCAAGCCCGGGAAGGTCCGGGCCGGACACCCCCAGGCGCTGGGGCGCACGCGCGGCGAGTACGACGCCGAGGGGTCCCTCGAGGTGCCCAAGACGCACCTCCACACGTTCCTGAAGGAGCTCTGCGGCGAGGCCGCGGTGCAGGGCATGGCCGCGGGCGCGATCGCCGGCTCCGTCTCCGCCGGGAACGTCACGATCGGCTACCTCGAGTCGTCCTTCCTGCTGACCGTCTCCTACGGCGACATCGGCCAGGCCTCGCAGGAGGACACGCTCGTCGGCTGCAAGATCACGGACATCGACGAGAACCACAAGGCCGGCCCCGATGGACTCATGGTGAGCCTCTCGCTCGACATCGCCTACATCCTCCGCAACAAGCTGCCGCCGATGGGCAGCGCGATGATCCGCTGAACCACCCGCTGAGAAAGGCCCCCCCATGCTGACGAAGGAGCAGGTCGCAGAGCTGAAGGCGGCGAACCCCGGAGTGGAGCTCGCCCGCGTGGTCGTCCAGGGCGTCGAGGTGGTCCTGAAGGCGCCCTCGCGCGCGCAGTACAAGCGCTTCATCAAGATCGGGCGGCAGGAGGGCATGCGCATGGAGGCGGCCGAGGACCTCTGCCGCGACTGCGTCGTCTTCCCCGGGCCCGAGGAGCTGCCGAAGCTCTTCGAGCAGAAGGTCGCCCTGTCGATGACGCTCGCCGGCGAGCTGTCCGAGATGGCCGGCGCCGCGGAGGAGGTCGAGCGCACTTTCTTGTAGGCGCCCGCGACGCGGCGCTCGCCGATCCCCTCGAGGCGACCGACGCGTTGCTGGCGCTCTTCAGGGGCGGTGAGGAGGAAGAGGCGCGGGTCGGGGCGGCCATCCTCGCCGCCGGCATCGAGGCTCTCCGGAGGACGACGGGATCATGAGCGGCAAGCGCCTCCAGTGGATCTTCGACCTGGTCGACCGGATGTCTCCGCAGTCGCGGAAGATGTCCAGAGCGCTCAGCCAGGTGGAGACGCGCCTCGAGCGGATCGACAAGGCGATCAAGCGGGCGGAGACCTCCGGAACCTTCAAGGGGGTCGCGACCGGCGCCGACAAGGCGCGGTCCGCGGTCGAGCGCCTGGCGAAGGCGACGGAGCGCGCCCAGGCTGCCGCGTCCGCCGGCGGCGCCGGATCTCACCGGCGCCGAGGCATGTTCGGAGGGTGGCCCGGCAACATCCTCGGAACCTACTTCGGCGCCCAGATGGCGTGGAGCATGGCGAAGGGGCTCGGCTCCGTCGTCCTCGGCCCGCCTGCGAAGTTCATGCAGCAGGCCCTCGAAGCCGGCAGCTACACGGAGACGAACCGGATCGCGTTCCGGACGATCCTCGGCAGCGACACGAAGGCCGACGCCACGATGAAGGAGGCCGTCGCGTTCGCGGCGAAGACGCCGTTCACCACGAAGCAGACGATCGGCTGGTACAAGGACCTCCTCACCGGCGGCTTCAAGGCGAACGAGATCAGCCCCGTGCTGCAGGGCGTCGGCGACCTCGCGGCGCTGCGCGACTTCAACCCCGAGGTCCTCGAGCGCGTCCTCCTCGCCTTCCGCCAGATCAAGGCGAAGGGCGTGCTCCAGGGCGAGGAGCTCAGCCAGCAGCTCGCCGAGGCGGGCGTTCCCGTCGGCAAGGTCTACGAGAAGCTCTCGAAGCTGTACAAGATGCCCGTCCCCGAGGTGCTCAAGGCGATCACCGCGCGGCGCGTCTCCGCCGACACCGGCGTCTGGGCGGTCCTCGAGACGCTGAAGGAGCTCTCGGGCGGCAAGCTCGGCAACCTCATGGACCAGTTCTCGAGGACGCTCCCGGGGCTCTGGTCGACCCTCAAGTCGAGGCCGTTCGAGCTGCTCATGGGCATCGAGAAGTCGCCCGCGTTCGCGAAGTGGAAGGTCGCGCTTCAGAACGCGGTCGACGTCCTCGATCCCGAGTCCGCGTCGGGCCAGCGGATCATCACGCGCGCGATGCAGATGTTCGACCGGATCACGGGCGGACTCGTCGACCGCTTCCAGAACAAGGACGCGGTCGAGGCGTGGGTGAACCGCCTGATCGACGGCTTCGAGCGGATGATCCCCGCCGCGGGGCGCCTCGCCGACACGACCGGCCGGATCGCCGCGAACCTCGACAAGGTCGGGACGGCCATGGACCTGTGGAGCTCCCCGGTCGACTTCATCGGGGGGAAGTGGCTCGTCGACCTCCGCCGCGCCAAGTCGGGCGGGGTGGAGACCGGCGAACGAGGCATGCGGTTCGCGCGGTACCGCCAGCTCCTCGAGGCCGGCGGCTTCCTGGGCGGTGCGGAGGAGGCCGAGCTGGAGCAGCTCCGGCGCGAGTTCGGCGGCGGTGCGAGCTCGACGGCCAGGCCCACCCACAAGCGCGGCGCGGCCGTGGCAGGACCCGACAAGCTCTCCGCCACGATCCACGTGAACGTGCCGGGCGCCACCGCGGCGGACGCGGCGGCCGTGAAGGCGGCGGCGCGCGCGGGCGCGATGGAGGCGCTCGCCATGTTCGGCGACCAGCTCGCCCTCGAGGTCGGCGTCGGATGAGCAACGCGCTCGCCAGGGCCATGGCCCGGTACACGTTCTGGGACCTCGCGCCGGACGGGGCGTTCGAGGACGCCGACTCGGGCCCGGGCTGGGCGCGGCCCGGCCCCTGGGAGTCGGTCCGCCTCGCCGACGTCGACCTCCCTGGGAAGTGCACGGTCCGATCGGGGAAGGGGAGGAAGCTCGAGGTCCACCAGGCGCAGGGCGCGAACGTCGAGCAGCTCAACGACCTCGGCGCCGAGACCGACGAGGTCCTCATCGTCTGCCAGATGTGGATGCCGGCGCACCTCGAGCGCTACGCCGACCTGGTGAAGGCCATCGAGGTGAAGGGCGGGCCCCGGGGCAAGCCGCGCGCCCTGAAGATCGACCACCCCGGCCTCGCGCTCCTGGGCATCGACTCGATCTACGTCACGCACATCACCGTCCCCGAGCCGGTGGGGAAGGGCGTGATGGAGTTCTCGGTCCGCGGGAGCGAGTTCAAGCCGGCGACCGGCCAGCCCGCGCTCCTGCCGAGCGGACCCGGGATCGCCACCGTGCCCACGGCGATCAAGGTCGGGTCGGCAGCGACGTCCACCCTGGCGACTCCCGATCACGCGGCCGGCTCCACGCTCGCCAACCGTCCACGCGTCACCGAGGTGAAGCCGTGAGCCTCGTCCTCGCGAACGGCGAGCCGGTCGAGTCCGGGACGATCCGCCTCCCGCGCGTGGGCGCCTGGCACGCGGACCTGGTGGTGCTGCGGGAGACCGCCGAGGCCATCGAGGGCCGAGTCGAGATCCGCATCGGCGAGGCGCTCTCGTTCGTGGGCACCGCGCGGCGGTCGGGCCCGGATCGCGGCGTCGTCCACGTGCGTGTCGTCGGCGGCGCCGGCGGGCTCGCGACGGAGCTCGGGCCGAAGGCCTACCAGGGCGTTCCGCTGCAGCTCCCTCTCCAGGACCTGGCGGGGGAGACGGGGGAGATGCTGTCGCCGGCGAGCTCGCCGGACCTCCTCGGCATCGTGCTGCCGTACTGGGCGCGCCCCGCCGGGCCGGCCGGCCGCGCCCTCGTGGCGCTCCTCGCCGCGGCTTCGGACGGCGCATGGCGCGTGCTGGCGGACGGGACGCTCTGGGTAGGGCGTGAGACCTGGCCGCCCGCCGTCCTCGACGGCCTCGAGTACTCGACGCTCTCCCAGGCGCCCCAGTTCGGCACGGCGGAGATCGCCGCCCTCGACCCGCGCGTCTTCCCGGGCGAGACCCTCTCCGGCCGGCGCGTGTCCGTGGTGGAGCACCGCTTCTCGCCGGCGGGCATCCGGACGACCCTGCAGCTCGAGGACGCCTCGCTGGGGATCCTCGACCGCGTGAAGGAGGCGATCGGCGCCTACGTCCGCACCCTGTTCGCCCGGATCGACTTCTTCGCGGGCTACTGGTGCCGCGTGGTGGCCCAGAACGCGGACGGCAGCCTGGAGCTTCTCCCGGACGACGCCCGGATCCCGGGGCACTCGAACGTGCCGATCCGCTACCCGATCCCGGGGATGAAGCTCAGCGTCGCGCCGGGCGCGCGCGCCCTCCTCGAGTTCGCCGCCGGCGACCCCTCGAAGCCCTTCGTCTCGGCGTTCGAGTCGGGGACCGCGACGAAGCTCGAGGTGACGGCCACCGAGGTCGACGTCACCGCCCCCACGGTGAACGTGACCGCCACCACCGTCACGGTGAACGGCGGCCTCTTCCCCGTGGCGAAGGAGGGGAGCCCGCTCACGGGCACCGCCGGCCCCTTCGCGCTCAGCGGGACCGTCGCCGTGGGCGGCGGCTCCGCGGGAGTGAGGGTGCCCTGATGCCCCGCCCCGACGCCGGCGCCACCGACTGCTCCTCGGGCCTCGCGAAGCTGGTCTATGACCAGTGGCTCGGGGACACGACCCGCAACGGGCTGCAGGGGAACGCGGTCCCGGCCGACTGGCACGACATGGTGAAGTCCATCGCGTACGCCTACGCGAAGGGCGTCGCGGACGCGCTCCAGCACCAGGCGCGCGCGACGATCAACATAACGGCGGGCGGGCCGGGCAGCGCGGCGGTCAGCTCCGGGTCTAACATCTCGGGCGCCTCGATCCAGGCCAACGCTACGCTGGGGGTGCGCGTCGCGCGGCTCACCTTCGCCACCGCGATGCCGGACACGGACTACGTCCCGGTGGTGACCCGCCAGTACCCGATCGGCAGCGTGGTGAGGCAGCTCTTCATCGTCACCAAGACCACCACCTATTTCGAGGTCGCGTCGATGGGGACCGACGCCGGCGCGTGGACGAACGTCGACGAGGTCACGCAGCAGTTCGGCGTGATCGTGGACAGGTGAGCTCATGGCGGACTTCGGCACCGACCTCTCAGCGATCGCAGGCCTCGACCCCGGGTTCACGCTCGTGTCGGGCCGCCGCGCTCTCGCCGAGGCGTCTCTTCGCCGCCTCACGACCCAGCGCGGGACGCTCTTCTACGCGCCGAACTACGGGACCGACGTCCGGGAGCTGCTCCTCGCTCGGCTCGACAGCGCGAAGCTCGCGGCATGGCGCTCGCGCATCGAGGCCGAGCTGCTCCAGGACGACCGGATCCTCGAGGTCGAGGCGGAGCTCACGCTGGATGCCGCAGCCGAGCGGCTGACGCTCGCCGTGCACGCGACCGACGGCGACGGACCGTTCAAGTTCACGCTGGCCGTCGACCGGGTCACGGCCGCGCTGCTGGGGGTGGGGTGAGCGCATGGCGACCTTCGAGGAGCTGACGACCCCGACGACCGACGCGGAGGAGCTGAACGCCGCCCTGACCGAGCTCACCGCGCGCGGGTTCCCCGTCACGTCGTGGCGCGAGGGCGACGTCGCGCGGACCATCGTCCAGAACGACGCGCGGGCGCTCTCCGAGTACAGCACGCTGCGCCAGGCCATCGCCGCGGGAACCCTGCTCCGCGCCGCCCTCTCGCTCGGCCTTACCGAGTGGATCACCCTCCGCGCGAAGGAGGGATTCAACCTCGACCGGAACCTCGCCGTCGCCACGAAGGGCACGGTGAGGCTCACCGCGGCGGCCGAGGCCGGCCCCTACACGATCACCCCGGGCCAGCTCCGGTTCGCCTCCAGCAGCGGCCTCCGGTTCCAGAGCTCGAACACGGCGAACGTGACCCTGGCGAAAGGCGGGACGCTCGACCTCGAGGTCCAGGCGGAGAGCCCGGGCGCGGCCTACAACGTCGCGAACGGGACGATCACGACCATGCTGACGCCCCTCGCCGGCGTCACGTGCTCGAACCCGAACCCTGGGAGCGGCACCTGGATCACCACGTCCGGGGTGGACCAGGAGTCGAACGCCTCGCTCGTCGCGCGCTGCGAGGCGCGGTGGCCCGAGTCCGGGTTCGGCTCGCCGGGCGCGTCCTACGAGCTCTGGGCGCGCACCGCCGACGCGACCATCACCCGCACGAAGGTCTCCGCCTCGGGCACGGTCGCCGGGCGGATCGACGTCTACGTCGCCGGCGCGGCCGGCCCGGTGGGCGCCGGCGCGGTCGCGGCGGCCCAGGCCTACATCACCCCGCGGGCGCCGCTCGGGATCGCTCCGGTGGTCTCGAACGTGACCGCCACGGTCCTCTCCATCACCGCGACGCTCTACGGGAAGGCCCAGTACGAGACCGCCGCCCTCGCCGCCGCGACCGCCGCGATCCAGGCGCTCGTCGCCGGCACCGCCATCGCCGGGACCATCTACGGCGCCGCCAAGATCGAGGCGCTCATGCTGCCCGAGGGCGTCGAGAACGCCGTGATCTCGGTCGGCGGCGGCGACACCGTGCTCACCGCGGGGCACGTCGCGACCCTCACCCTCTCGCTCTCCTGGGTCAACACGTAGGCCATGCCGAACTTCGAGACCTACCAGACGGTGGACCTCGCGCCCGGTTGGCTCCAGGACCAGTGGGGCCGCGCGTTCCTCGGCGCTCTTGGCGCGCGGAAGGACGCGCACGTCGCGCTCCTCAAGGAGGCGGCGAAGTGCGGCATGCCGAGCCTCTGCCCCGTCGACGCCCTGGCGCTGCTCGGCGCGGAGCGGGGCATCGATCGGGGCCCGGCCGAGACCGAGGCGTCGTACCGAGGTCGCGTGCGGGCCGCGTGGGACACCTGGCGCTGGGCGGGAACGCCCTTCGGCCTCCTGGCCGCGTTCTACTGGGCGGGCTACCGCCCGACCTCGGGCAAGGTGGTCCTGCAGACGCAGGGCGACGCCGTCGCCGGCGGGAAGCAGTACGCGCTCCGCGACGACTTCGACCCCGTCCTCCACGATCCGAGCCTGCCGCCCGCCATCCGGACGAACCTTCTTCTGCGCTCGCAGGAGTTCAACGACGCCGCGTGGGGAAAGGCGAACGTCTCGACCACCCCGGACTCGACAGCAGCGCCGGACGGTTCGACGACTGCCGAAACCCTGACGAAGACAGCGAACGCGTTTGCTTCCGCCTACCAGACCTCGATCGTGGTGGACCAGGGGCAGACCTACACGGTCTCGGCGTACGTGAAAGCCGGGACGCTGGGGAGCGCCTCGCTTCGGATCATCTCGGGAGCGAACGACGCGTCCCGAGTGGTCGACCTTGCCGGCGGAGCGATCATCCCGGGCGGGTCGAACAGCGGATTCGTCGCCGCGACCGCGACCTCGGTCGGCAGCGGTTGGTGGCGCATCACCATGAGCGTGACGGCCGCCGCGGCGACAATGGCCGTCTACCTCTACCCCGGCGACCTTCGCGATGCCGTGGCCGGGTCGATCTACGGGTGGGGCGCGCAGCTCGAGACCGGCTCCAGCGCGACCGCGTACATCCCGACGGCGGGCACGACCGCGTGGGTGGACGACATCTCGCCGCTCGTGATCACCGACCTCGGCGTCGTCCACCTGGGCGGCGCGCCCGCCGAGCTCTGGCAGGACTTCGCCGTGCTCTTCGTGAACCCGCTCCCGCCCGCGTGGATCCCGACCCCGCCCGCGGACGGGTCGATCGAGGTCGACGGGATCCGCTCGCTCATCACCCGGTGGAAGCCGGGGCACGAGCGGTGCGTGAAGCTCGCGGTCGCCGGTGGACGCCTCCTCGGGTACCCCGTCGACGACACGTTCAACACCTACGCCGGGCAGACGATCGCGCAGGTCGGCGGCTCCGGCATCGCGGCGACGTGGACGCCGCCGGCAGGATAGGAGAGGACCATGGGCACCCCGTACACCGGCAACGACGCGACGATCACGGCGCACTCGGCCGCCACGGCGACGCTCCCCGACGACACCGACCTGATCCAGTCGGAGACGTTCAAGATCGCGTACCGGAAGCTCCTCGACTACCTCGACTTCCTCCAGGCGCACGCCGCGCTCCTGAACGAGCTCGCCGTGTTCACGGCCGGGATGCAGATCAGCGCGGGCGACCTCGAGCTGACGCATGCCGCGATCCAGGCGATCCTCAAGGCCGGTGGTGGAGCGCTGCAGATCGGTACGAAGGCCGGGAACGCCTCCGACGTCGAGGTGGTCGTCAACGGCGTGGTGCGCCTCGCTGCGCTCGCCGCCGGAAACCTGGACGCGAAGAGCCAGCGCATCATCAACGTGACCGACCCGACGGGCTCGCAGGACGCGGTCACGAAGACGTACGTGGACTCTCGGGCGGTGACGTCGATCGGGGGGGCGATCTCGTTCGGAACGGGCTGGAGCGACTCCACCCCAACGCCCTCGACGCTCGTTCGCGTGGGCAAGCTCGTGATGCTCGCCATGCCTGGCGTCGCGGCGGGTGGCGGATCGGTGTGGTCGTCCATCGCGACGCTCGCCGCGGGGTTCCGGCCCTACGCCCAAATCCAGGCCGCGTGCCAGATCCGAGACGTGAGCGCCTTCGCGGTCTACGAGGGCAACGCCACCATCGCTGTGGACGGTACCGTGTTGGTCCAGAACTACGTCAGCGGGAGTGGCGCGATCCAGGTCCCGTTCGCGATCGGAAACGGAGACATGGCCTGGATCTACGCGACGTTCCTCGCGGCCTAGTAGCAGGTCGCGGACGACCGGTGGACCGCCGCGGTCCAGGCTCCGGACGCGTCCGGGCGCGCGAGCTGAACGATCGCCCAGCACGCCGGCGCGCCGTCGACGAGCACGCGCTCCCAGGAGCACCAGGCGTCCGTCGAGGACGCGCTGCCCTGGCCCGTCGGACTCCTGCACGTGTAGGTCGTACCGGCCACGGACCACAGGTCCTCGAGGCGAGGCCAGTCGGGCGCCGACTCCGAAGACCCGCCACACGCCATCAGCGCCGCCGCCGCCATGCTCACGAGCACTCTCTTCATGCCCTGGGACGGTAGCAGCACACGCGCGCGGGGTGAACCGTACGCACGGTCGCAACCCCGGGAGGCACCGGGCCTATCCCTTTCGGGCCCGGATGATCTCCCTCATCTCGGTGAGGATCTCGTACAGCCGAGCCTTCTTCTCGCGGGGCGCCGCGCGCCACCAGGCGAGCACCTCAGGAGCGAGCTCGTAGAACTCGCGCATCAGCTCCTCGACCCGTTGCGCCTCGGGGAGCAGCTGCTCCACGCGCAAGCCGGCGAACGCTGGCGGACCTTCGCCGCCGGCGCCGCGGGCGTCCGCACCGCAGAGGCGGCAGCGCAGGACACCGTCGGCCAGCTCGGCTGAGCACGCGGGGCAGCGGACCACGGGGCGAACCCTACCACCGACGGGTGGTCGGCCGCTTGCCACGCTCGGGGATCCCGTGCCAACGGTGGCCGTGAGCCCCTTCCCCTGGTTCCCGATCGAGACGAACCCAGCGAAGAGAGGGGACTTCGCCGCTGGTCGGCGCCTGACCGCGGTCGACACGATCGTCCTGCACACGACCGAGGGCGGGACCATCGCGGGGGCCAAGGAGTGGTGGGACCGCGAGGACGTGGTCGCCTCCGCCCACTTCATCATCGACGGGAAGCGGATCGTCCAGTGCGTCGCCGAGGGCGACACGGCGTACCACTGCGGCAACGGCAAGATGCACCGCCGTTCCGTCGGCGTCGAGGTCGTGGGGCACTGCGCCAACCCCGCGATGTGGACGGACGCGGTGGTGAAGCAGCTCGTCGAGCTCTGCGCCTACCTGGTCCGGAACCACCAGATCCCGATCCTCCACCAGGCGGGCCCGGGGATCTGCGGCCACTGCGACGTGCCGGATCCCTACCGCCCGGGCCTGTACGGGGGAGCGAGCCACCACACGGATCCGGGGAAGCACTTCCCCTGGGACCGCTTCCTGCTCGAGCTGCGCGCCGCCGACGCGCGCCTCCGGGCGGCGGCCGCCCCGTCCCCGAAGCCCCCGCCCGCGGCCGGGACCCCGCCGCCGAAGGAGACCCCATGAAGCGCTGGATCATCACCGCGACCCTCGCGGTCGCCATCGCGATCCCGCTCCTCGCGTTCGCCCAGGACGTGACGGGCGATCCGATGCTCGACTCGCTGATGAAGTACGTCCCGGCGAAGGCGCTGCCCTACGTCGCCGGGCTCTGGATCGTCCTCTTCTACCTCGTCGCCCCCATCGTCAAGGCGAAGGTCGGCGGGTCGAGCCTCGTCGGCCGGCTGGCGGTGAAGGCGGCCGAGTGGATCACCCAGGACAGCCACCGGCCCCCGCCGCTCAAGGTGGTCAAGGGCGGCGCGGAGTCTCCGCCCAAGGGCGCGGTGAGCACCGCCGTCGCGATCCTCGTGGCCGTGACCTGCACCCTCGTCCTCGTGTTCGTGACCCTGCTCCCGTCGAGGGCGTTCGGGCAGGACCGCGCCGAGATGGAGGCGCTCGAGCGGCGCGTCCTCTCGCTCGAGTCCTGCTACCAGCAGCCGGACGCGGCCGCCGTCGCGCGCTGCTTCGACCGCGGCATCAACGGGCGCATCCTCGTCGCCCAGGCCGACACGAGCGCCGCGGCGCCCGCGCCCGAGGTCGCCCCGGCCGCGGCCCCGGCGGAGAGCGCGCCCCCGCCGGCCGCGCCGCCCGCGGAGACCCCCGCGCCGGCAGCTCCGGCCCCGCGTCTCGAGGTGCGGGTGACCTCCGATCTCTCCCTGCACCCCAACGTCTCCATCGCGGCGTTCGGCTACGACATCACCCACCGGCAGTGGATCGGCGGCGTGCAGATCACCGGCCTCTACGTCCTGACCTCCAAGCGCCTCCTCGACGCCGGCATCGGGTTCGGCGGGTCGCTCAAGCTCGGTACCGGGGCGACGGGCACCGACACGGGCCTGTCCGGAACGCTCAACGGGACGATCGTGTCGCCGCGCCTCGCCGCGGGGGGCGTGAACCTCCACGCGGCCGTCATCGGGGGCCGGCAGTTCGGGCCCGTCGCCGCGTGGCTCGCCTACGTGGCTCCCACCGTGGAGTTCTAGACGGTGGACGCCTCCACCCTCGCCACCGTCACCAGCGCGGCCCCTGACCCCGGGGCCGTCGTCGCCGTCGTTGGCGCCTTGCTGGTGGTCCTCGGAGGAGCCCTCGGGTTCCCGTGGTGGTGGAGGCCGGCGGTGCAGATCGCCGGGGCGGCTTGGCGGGGACGGCGCGCGCTCGCGCTGGTGAAGCCCGAGCCCGGCCCGGATCCGGTCTCCGACGGCGGCACCGCGGATGATCGCCTGATCCGTCCCTCCGCCGCTCCGGCGCCGCACTACGAGGTCACGGACCCGCTCCGGCCGATCGAGCCGGGCGGCGGGCCCACCGGAGGGATGGGCGGATGACGCGCCTCCTCGCGGCCGTCCTCCTCCTCGCCGGGTGCGCGCCGCGCGTCGCCACGCGCGCCGAGCTCGACCGCTCGCCGGTCGGGCAGTTCGGGATCGTGCGGCCGCCGCCCATCGGGTGCTCCGAGACGTCGGGCCCGCCGTGGAACGCCGCGCGCTGGGTCTCGATCTGGGACGGTGACGGCGGCTGGGGCTACTGCTCCGTCGACCTCGTCAGCCCGCACCGCGTCCGGTGCCTCTTCGACCACTGCGAGCGCCTCGAGTCGGGGGCGTGGCGGTGCGGCGCGCCGGAGCGCGCGTTCCATTCCTTCAACGGCTGGGCGGCGGCGGGCCTGGGGCTTCACCTCGGGGCCGGTGCGGCGGAAGGTCCGCCGCCGCCCTCTTCCTCCGCGACGAGGCGCCCATGAAGTTCAACCCGCGCTCGTTCCTGGTCGGCGTTCTCGCCGCGATCATCCCCACGATCGGCGCGGCCTGGGCGTTCGCCACCCTCGCCGCCGACCACGTCCTCAAGCCCCACCTCGAGGGCGCGCGGGTGCGCATCGGCGTCATGTGCACGCTCGCCGACGTCCAGAACCGGAAGCTGAAGGCGATCTGCGAAAAGACCCAGGCCGCCTGCGACGCCTCGATGGACGAGGCGCTCGTGGCCGCGTGCCACGAGGCCACGAAGTAGGGAGGACGCGATGGGCGCAGTCATCGAAGCGAGGCGACACCGGGCGATGGCGATGCGAACCGCCCTCGGTCTCGCCCTTCTCATCGCCGCGTGCGCCGCGCCACGCCCGGTCGCCCGCTCGACCAGGCCGCCGGAGTGGGAGCCCTGCGCCGCGCGGTGCCGCGTCATCTACGCCCAGGAGATGCCGGGAGCGCACCTCAACGCCGCCGGGCAGTGCGTGTGCATGCCCGAGATCGTCCACCTCCGCGCGACGCTCCGCGCGGTCAGCACCGTCGCGACGCCTCCGGTCGCGACCCCCTCGAAGTGAAGGAGCCACACGCCATGATCAAGACGTTCCGCGCCATCGCCCTCGTCGCCGCCTTCCTCGTCGCCACGCCCGCGCTCGCCGCGTCGGGCAAGTCGCAGACGCTCCGCAACTCCATCCCGAACCAGATCTTCCGCTCCGTCGCGTGGACGCCCCCGGCCACGCTCGAGCTCCACCTCGAGTCGACGTGCTCGGACGGCGCGGGCGGGCTCGGCGTGGAGGTCGATCCGGCCTACGCCTACACCCACCAGGTGCTCAACCCGGGCGCGACGAACTGGGGCATCAACGGGACCAACGGGAACGCCACCGCGGGCGCCCTGTCGAACATCACCGCGATCACGTTCCCGACCGTCACCGGGACGAACTGGACCGTCCGCTGCGTGTCCATCCGGACCGGCACGACCCGCCACTACTGGGGCGACGTGAACGGCTCGCCGCAGACCGTGACCGTGGGCTCCACCGCCAGTTTCGCCACGAACGCGCTCACCATCACCGAGGCCGCGGCGGGGATGCCGAGCTTCGACGAGATGCAGGCGGTGCTCGGGCGTCCGATCGAGACCCTCGCCGACCTCCTCGCCTTCTACGACGAGGCGGACAGGCTCGCCCGGCTCGAGGCCATGAGCGAGGACGAGGCGGTGTCCTCGGTGCTGGACCCGACCCCCGACGTCGACACCTGGTCCGCGCAGCAGTAGCCCGGAGCTCGCATGCGCCGCCTCTTCCTCGTCGCCGCCCTGGCGATGGCCTGGGGCGGCGCTGCCTATGGGCAGTCCACGTATTTCGGGATGACCATCCCGACGACGCACCCGCGCCTTTGGTACAACGGCGCCTCCGACCCCCGGTACATCGAGGCGGCCGCGCGGGCGAGCAGCATCACGCTCAACGGCGACCCGTACTACGCCGGCGAGTACCAGGACTACGCGCTCAAGGGGATGCTCCAGGGCAACGCCTCGTACTGCACCACCGCCGCGAACTGGGCGATGGCCGAAGCGCAGGCGCACGGACCCGGCGGCGGCGGCGCCGACATGGACTACGCCCGCTGGGACGGGCAGTTCGTGATCTTCATCTGGGACTGGTGCAACGGGCAGTTCACGGGCGCTGCGCGGACCACGTTCATCTCGAACATGAACTCGTGGTTGGACTTCCAGCAGACGAGCGGCTGCACACTCGACACGATGGTGCAGGGCAACTACTTCTGGGGTGCGCTCCGCAACCACCTGATGTGGGGCCTCGCAAGCTACGAGGAGAACACGACGAAGGCGCAGCAGTTCATCGCCGCGGCCATCACTCAGCGTTACCGCAACGACTTCCTCCCGTTCGACAAGAATCTGAACCAGGGCGGCCTCGCCATCGAGGGCTCGGAGTACGGGCCCTACCTCGCCGGCTACGCGACGCCCGCCTTCGACGCGGCGGCTGTCTTCGGGATCCCCGGGATCTGGGACGAGGCGAACTTCTGGAAGGAGCATGTGTACGGGACGATCTACATGACGCTCCCGACGACCTGGGCAAGCAACCCGGGCGGCTGGTACTTCTTCCCGCACTCCGACGTGGGCGGGGCCTTCGCCAACGGCTCGGGCATCAACCGGGACATGAGCGGGCCCATCGATCCGAACCGCGGCACGAACTACGGCATCTTCATGACGTACGCCGCGCGGCAGTGGAACGCGAGTCCGATCGGCCAGCACGCGGCGCAGTGGCTCAAGCAGACCGGCCAGCCACGCGAGGGGTGGATGTCGCTCTACGACCCCGGCACCCTCACCACGGCCTCGTTCTCGACGCTCCCGCTGGACTACTACGCCGCTGGGCAGAAGTGGCTGTTCGCGAAGGACTCCTGGGCGTCCGGTGCGACGGCGGTGTTTCTCCAGGGCGGCGATCGGGCGATGCAGTTCTCCTGCGGCCACGGGCACGTCGATTGGGGCAACTGGCAGATGTGGCGGAACGGTCGGTGGCTCTCCCGCGAGACGACGGACTACAACGGATTCATCCCGTCGTTCGATCCGCCGCTGGACGGCACCACCTTCGAGGACACGGAGCACTCCGTCGCGCACAACGTCCTCTGGGTCCAGGGGCAGGCCGAGCTATACGGCGGGTACGACTACTTCGACCCGCGCGGCACGGCCACGACGACGCGCCTGGAGTCGAAGCCCGCGTACACGTTCCAGGCGACCGATTTCATCTCGCTCAAGACGCAGAACAACGGGTGGAGCACGCCCAACGCACACATGACCGGCTGGGTGCGGGAGTTCGTCTTCTTCCGCGGCCTCGGGACCCTCGTGATCATGGACCGCATCCAGAGCGACCACACGACGGACCGAAAGTCGGTCGTCATCCACACGGAGGGAAACCCGACGGTGCTCTCCGCGCGCCCCGGCCTCACGTACACCACTGGTACCGAGGCGATGGACGCCTGGGTCTGGGCGGTGCCCTCCACGTCGGTAACGATGCGAAAGGTCTTCGAGAAGGAGGAGCGCGAGTTCTACCCAGGACCTCCGCCACCGGGAGCGCCCACGGGGCGCGGGCACAACCCCGGCCACGGGCAGTACCGCGTCGAGATCGACACCACGCCCGGCGTGACGCAGAGCTACATCGTGCAGGTCATCCAGGGGCGCGCCGCCGCCGGCTCCGCGCTCAGCCCGACCATCGTGGACAACGGCGCGAGCTTCACAGTCACCTTGGACGGGAGCAACGCCGTGACGTTCGTGAAGGGCGCGGCGTCGAGCGGCGGAACCATCACCGCGACCGGCACCTCGTCGTCGCTCACGTCCGCGCGTCAGGCGTTCTCGGTCACCGCCGCCGGCCCCTCGTGGGACGCGGAGGTGCCCGGCACCGTGGCGACCTCCGCCACCATCTCGGCCGCCGCGACCGTGACGGCCACCCTCGGAGCGCGGACTCCGCTCTCGGCGTCGCTCACCGCCTCGGCGTCGTTCGACCCCACGATGCTCGTCTCGACCCGCGCGACCGGCGCCTGCGGTGTCCCGCTGGGTCACTAGGTCCCCATGCGCCGAGCCCTCCTCGCCACCGTGCTGCTCGCCGGGCCCCTCGCGGCGCTCGCCGACTCGACCGTCACGCTCGACACGACGGCGCACGGTGCGGGCGGGAACACCTGGATCCGGTCCACGGTCGATCTCGCTTCGTCGAACGGCGTGCTGACCTCGCCCGTGTTCTCCACTGGCGGCGGCCGCCGCATGATCGTGTTGGCCGTGATGCTCGACGACAACGCGAGCACGAATCCGTCGCTGGACGCGGTCGCCTGGACGACGACCACGCCACCTGGCGCGACGGCGTTCACGCGGCTGCACCTGTACACGCCGCAGTCGACCAACGCGATCGACTTCTGGGGCGCCTGGACGGCGGAGGCGGTGTCGAGCGTCTCCGTGACGTTCACTCCGGGCGGGACCGTCACGGCGGCAGCGGAGCTGCTCGACGTCTACGCGCTCGTCGGCGCGAAGCACACGGCCACCATGAGCGACTCGGTGGGGGCGACGATGGGGGCGGTGGGGGCGCTCGCCACGAACATCACGCCGACCTCCGCCCAGTCCCTCATCCTCGGAGGGGTGCTCGAGCTCTACTCCGCAGTCGCGCTGACGGCGACGAGCGCGATCGGCACCTACGATGACACCTGGCCGTCCACGTACCATCGGTATGCCTACGGGCGAGTCACGACGCACGGGACGGGCGCCGTCTCCTTCGGGTCCACGACCGGAACCGTCGCTCAGACCATGGAGGCGGCGATCGAGATCCTGCCGGAGATCGTCTCCACCCAGGTCGCGAGCATCACGGCTCCGGCGTCGGTGTCCGCGGCGCTGTCCGTGAGCGTGCCCCTCTCGGCGAGCATCACGGGCCAGGCGACGATGACTCCGGAGATGGCGATCTCCTCCTCGTCCGTGGCGCTGCAGGCGAACATCACGGCGCCGGCGTCGGTCTCCGCCACCCTCTCGGTGTCGCATCCGCTCTCGGCCTCCGTGGCCGCGTCCGCGACCGTCGCCGCCGGCCTGTCGAACCCGGCGACCCCGCCCACGATCCGCGCGGGGTTCCCGGTCATCGCCAACCACGCGACGGCCGCTGCGCCCTACACGATCACCACCGCGGCCTTCAGCGCGAACGCCGGGGACGTCCTCGTAGCGTTCGCGCAGGCGTACACGCTGCCGGTCCTGCAGGGGTCCTCGCTGCGCTGGCTTCCGCGCGTGACCACCCGGAACAACGACTACGCGGGCGGGGTCGGGCACCGCTACCAGCAGACGACCATGTGGACCGCCGTTGTGCCCCCGGGCGGCGTGACGGGCGAGACGGTGAGCTTCAACGTCCCGACGACGCAGGAGTGGGGCTACGCGGTTACGGACACGCCGGCGCAGATCCAGGTGTTCGCCTTCGACAACGCCGGCGGCGTCGGGTACGTGCGGTGGCGCGGCGCCGAGGGCAACCTCGGCGTCATCACCGCCGGGATGACGATGCGCGCGCGAGGGGGTGGGAGCCTCCTCCTCGCCGGCGGCTCGCTCTGGGGCGGCGCGTGGGGCGCGGGCGCCGGGTCCAGCCTCGCCGGCGCCGTCACCAACTCCATGGGCGTGCTCTCGCGCGTCTCGACCGGCGCCGGGACCTTCGAGCTCAACACCGACAGCACGGCGCAGTTCTTCTGCTTCGCCGGGATCGAGATCCTCCCCGCGGGCGCGACGCCCCCGACGAAGAGGCTCCTCGCGCTCGGCGACTCGGGCGTGGAGAGCAACGACTCCGAGAACCCGTGGGCGCCGCTGACCACCGAGGCGCTCGGGACCGAGTGGGAGCTGTACGGCGGCGGCGTCTGGTGGGCCTACTCGGAGCACGTCCGCGCGCGCTGGACGGACATGTGGTCGCACGCGCCGCCGTTCGACATGGTGGTCTACCGGGTCGGGTGGAACGACATCACCTACCACGGTGCCCTGAACCAGACCGACTGGCTCTCCACGCTCACCTCGATCTCGACGGCCTCCCCGACGGGCAACCGCGGTTACATCGCCATGAGCCTGAAGGCGGAGAGCTGGTACGGCTACAGCGCCGGCTCCGACGCCGCGGACGCCTGGATGCGCTCGAACGCGCCCGCCGGGACGCACTTCTACGCGTGGGACGCCGCCCTCGGCACCACGACCCAGGTGCAGGCGTGCCTCTCGCCCGACGCGACGCACTGGAGCGACGTGTGCAACACCCAGATCGCGAACGAGCTGGTCACCGAGATCACCTCGATCATGGCCTCTCCGGTGCTCGGCGCGTCGCTCTCGGGGACCGCCACCGTCGGCGCCACGCTCTCGATCTCGACCCCCTCCGTCGCGCTCTCGGCGAGCATCGACGGACAGGCGACCGTCGCGGGGCCGCTCTCCGCGGCCACCCCGCTCTCCGCGACCATCTCCGGGCAGGCCACGCTCGACTGCGGCATGGGGGCGTGCTCGGGGATGGGGGCGACCGTCTCGGGCCAGAGCTCCATCACCGCGACGCTGTCGGTGTCGACTCCGTTGGGCGCGCAGCTCGCGGGGACGGCCGCCGTGGGGGCTGGGGCGTCCGTGGCGACGCCTCTCGCGGCGACGGTCGATGGGCGGGCCGCCGTCGACGCGTCGCTGACGGGAGGCTCCGTCACCGTCCTGGACGCGGCCGTGGCCGGCGCGGGCTCCGTGTCGGCGGACCTCTCGGTGACGACGCCCGCCGGCGCCGCCGTCGCCGGGACCTCGAGCGTGGCGGCGAACCTCGGGGTGACGACGCCGGCGGGGGCCGGGATCCAGGGGACCGCCAGCGTCGCCGCCGAGCTGACCATCACCGGGAACGTCGCCCTCGCGGCCGACATCCAGGGGCAGGCGACCGTCTCCGCCGCGGCGGAGACGCAGGGGAGCGGCCTCTCCGCCGCGATCGGCGGCACGAGCTCGGTCGCCGCGACGCTGTCGGTGAGCGTCCCCCTCGGCGCCACGCTGCAGGGTACGTCCTCGGTCCAGGCGGCGCTTCCGCGGGACCTCGCCCACGCGCCGCGGATCAAGCTCTCGACGCCGCGCCCGGCCATCACGATCCAAGGGAGGTAGCCGCATGCGCCGCTTCGCCCTCGCCGTGGTCCTCGCCCTCTCCGCCGGCTCGGCGCGCGCCGCCGACACGTACGTGTTCCCCACGCTCCGGGTGGCGCGCGGCTACCAGGGCCCGATCGTCGTGGACGTGACGTGGTCGGACGGCACCCCGCGCCCGGTCGCGCCGATCGTGGGAGTGCTGACGGTCTATCGCTCGAGCTCGACGCCCGGGAGCACCGGAGCCGTCCTGCTCCAGAAGGCGATCGACCCGGCGGGCGGGACGGAGCCGGCGAACCGGATGGTGATCAACGTCTCATCCGCGGACCTCTCGGCCCCCGGGACCTACTACGCCGAGATCCAGCTCGTCGAGGCCCTCGCCACCGACATGCTGCACGGCCTGGTGACCATCGAGGGCCAGAGGGTCCCGGGCGGCATCGGCCTGCTCGAGGAGGCGCCGGAGGGCGAGGTCGGCGGCGCGGTGGCGTTCGCGACGCCTCCCGAGGCGGCTCGGCGCTGGGCCGGCGGCGGGCCCACGGGTGGCATGGGGTAGCCCCTCAGGTCGTCCCTGGTACCCGGGACACACTTAGAGTGGAGTCGGCGCTAGTATCCCACCCGCACGCAACGTGCGGGGAGAGGCCCATGAACGACGAGGCGGTGACGCTCATGCGAGAGATCGAGTGGGCGGGGAGCGCGTGGGCGCCGATGTGTCCGAAGTGCCGGCGGCTCCGGGGCGAGGGCCACGCCCGCGACTGCACGCTCGCCGCGTTCATCAAGGTGTCGGGAACCGAGCCCCTCCAGGTCGTCATGGACGACCTCGGCTGCCCCGTGGTCCACGACTGACGTCCCGGGGCCCGGAGCCGACCGGCCGCGCCAGCGCCCGCAGGAGCCGCGCGGCGTCGCCCGGGCGAGCGCTGGGGTGGGGGAGCGCCGGAAAACGCACGGCGCGGGCAGGGAGGGCCGCTCCTGACGATCCTGGCGAGGTGGCTCGGTCGCGTCGTGCCTGCCCGTCGGTTGCCCGAAGATCCCTGGCGAGCGGTGCGATCCGTGGAAGGCGTGGACGGGGCGCGCGGAGTCGAACACCAATCTCTACGCACCCTTGGCGATCCTAAGCGACCGGCGCGAACCGCCCCCTCCGTTTTCACACGGCTGGGGTCGCAGGTTCGAAACCTGCAGCGCCCACT